GGCTACTTCGATGCACGCCTCGGTCTCTACGTGATGTGCAATGACGACGCGCGGTTCACGAACCATTCGGACAATCCGAACACTGTCGGCCGGTACAAGGAGGGCATCCCCGAATTCGGCGTTGACGTCACAACACGCCTCATCAGGGCCGGCGAGGAGATCACGTGTAACTACGGCGAATTTGACGCTGAGTTTCGCCTCAAGATCGCGGCGTGACACGAGCTCGAGGAGCTGACCCCGCCAGCCGAGGATGACCAATGAACTGTCTCTATTTCTCCGAAGACGCCCGTTACGACAAGGGCACCGCGAAATGCCTGCGCAAATCGGTTCAGGGGTTCGACCCGGTCATGGTCACGCTGAAGGATTGCGCGGGATGCCTCCTATGCTTCAGCGAGCCGCCGGGCTGGGCGATGGCGAAAGAGCTCTTTGCCAATATAATGGCCGAGCAGAACCGCAAGCGGCACGATTAACCTACCTTTCCGGAAAGTAGGACAACAAAAAACCCCGCCGAGCTGGCGGGGTCTTTGTATCATCAATAGCACCTTAAAGGGCTTTAGGTGCCGTTTATAGCACCTCTATGTCAGGACAGCGGACGTCTCGTCAATTCGTGGCCGGCGTCTCGCCGGCGCCAGCGGGCAGTCCGAGTGGTCGCCGCTCAGCCGATTGCAGAGCGTGTCCATCTTCGTTTCGATCTTTCCCATGACCACCGCCAATCCGTGAGTGCGATCGTCTACGCGCGTGTACGTGCTGACCATCTTTTCAAAGTCAGACTCGAGAATGCGAATTCGTTGTGCCAGCCCACCAAAGTAGTAAGCGAAAACGGCAAGATTAACGAAAATCGGGATGGCCACGATCAGCCACGTATGGTCGCTCATAGGCGCGCCTCCGACCGAAAGCGCCGCGTCTGGCAGCGCTTCCAGTAGTTGTTGTAATGGTTCAGGTATGCCGGCCATTACTATGATGCGGAGGTGTCACTTGAGCCGGCGCCGGCGGCAACGGTTGGGGTGTCGACCTGGGCTAGGGTGGCCACAGCTTCCTTGAGTTCGGCAATGACAGCGTCACGTTCGGCGGGGTCATTGCTGGCGATCGCGGCGAGGAGTTGGTCAGCCAGTGAAACGATGTAAGCGGCAGCTTTCTTAGATTCGGCGAGTACGGCGTCAGCGGTGTCTTTGAGTTCGGACATAGCGGTCTCCAATGTGAGCGAGGTCGAAATCAGGGCCTGAGAAAGGCGGTCCAGCGCGGCCCTGTCCGCTGGAGCAAGGGAGAGGGTGAGGCTACGCTGCATTACGCCGTCGCCGGCGTAGGGTCCAAGTCGGACACAACCTTCTTGCCGCCGAGCGTTTGCGAAACCTCATTCAGCAGGTTTTCGATGATGACGTATGTCGCCGCGTCCGATGCCCGAATGACGCCGATCGCCTGTAGGCCGTGGCCGATCGCGTTGACGACGGCACCGATCGCCGCGACAAGCGAAAGGATGGCCAGCGTGGTCGTGGGCGCCAAGGTGGCAAAGATGCCTGCCGCGGTCGCAAAAATGCCGCTCCCGAACAAACTCGTGAGTGTGCCGGCGATCGACTTCGTGCCAACCACGGCGCCTTGCGCAGTAGCCTTCGCCTCGGGCGAAATGGTTGTGGCGGCTGCCACGGTACTCGTTACCATGTGTATGACCTTTCCGATGGTGCCAAAGAAAATGGTGAAGGGGTTGAATGCCGGAGCTTTTGCCGGTGGAGGGGTGATTGCAGCTTTCAGCGCCGCAATGGTTTTCGGATCAAGTTGCCCATCCGCCTTAAGCCCATGCGTGGATTGGAAAAGCACTACGGCGCCTTGTGTCTTTGGCCCGTCGTATCCATCGACGATGCAGGGAAGGCCAATTTTGCATAGAACACCCTGCGCCCATCTTACGGTGTCATCGGGCGGTGGCGGTGTGTAGGTGCTCGGTTCGGCCATCGCATGCGCCGCAAGCCGGATGCTAGAGATGCGTCGCGCCCAGCCCGCGCCGAACACGCGCCAAAGGCGGCCGAGGCGCTGATCGAAGGCGAGGCGCGCATCGCAGAATTTGTCGATATCGTTCGGGTATTGCGCCTGCCACTGCCGCGCGCGGCCGGTTCCGTTGTTTACCGCGGCATCAAAGACGGCAAGGTCGTACCCGGCCGGCAGCTGGTCGCCGCCAACCACATCCCAGTATTCCTTACGGTAGATGTCGCGATACTCGCCGACCTCGATATAACGGACAGAACGCGCAGGAAGCCCATGCGCCACACGCCACTTGTCGTATTCCCGCTGGATGATGCCGAAGTTCGTCGGGCCGCCCGGGTCGTCGGGATGATTGGAATAGCCGCCTTCCCATTTCAATGTAATGGCAAGGCAGCGCTCGTAATTGCTCGCAGCCATCGGAGAATCCAAAAGTTTAGGGATTGGTTACCATTAGTATAGCACTATACGCTGTTTGCGTAGGCGCTCTAACGGCTGGCGTGGTTAACGCAAAGCTAAGCTTGCGTCGCCGACCGGCTTCGGTTGCTTCGCGGCGCCGGTGATAGTCTTCCTCAAAGCCCAGAAATCCGGGTTTCCGTAAAGCTTCTTGTTGACGCGCGACACGTATTTATTCGCCTCGGCCGGCGTTGCTTCTTCAAGGATGGCGAGCTGATCGGCCGGAGGCAGTTTGGAAAACATGGTCACGTCGAAATCCTTGGATCGGATTTTGGCGCCAACCGCGTGCATCTTCTCCACGGCGGTTTGTTCTGCCGCGCGCCGCGCTGCCGGGTCTTCGATGCGCTTGGCGGCATCGTAGGCCGACTGGGCGTCTCTCTTCGATTTCGCGATCTCGACTTCAGAGTAGGGCCGAGCACCTTGATTGTACTCGCGATAGAGATAGGCGATGCGGTTCTGTGTTGCCGTGCGCGACACATAAGCCGGAGCCGGGCCGAAGCCGAGGAGCGATAGGGTGACGTCAGACGCCGGCGAGCTGCTGGACTTCAACGCCTGCTGTGCGTTCGTCCACGACATAGGGCTGAGCTGCTCGGTAAGGATCGAGCGTGCCGTCTGTCCGATCTTCTCCGGAAGCGTGCCGTGCGGATCTCTGATCTCGTTGCGGAAATAGTCTTGCCCCGTGTACATTTCCCAGAGCGGCTGGAGCATCAGTTTGTTCCAGTTCATCTCCTTAGTGCCCTGCCACGCGCCGCTCACGCCGCCGCCCATCTCCTGCATGTGTTTGATCCAGGCGACATATTCGCGGTTGTACCACATCGTCGACACGCGCCGCGGTGAGCCATCAGCGTTGTTCCCTCCGACTTTGGGCATTTGCCAATCGAGACTGAGCGGGTCGTAGGGGTCCGGCAGACTGCCCGTGCGAAAATACTGGATCATCGCCGCCGCCATCGCGCCGCCGAGCAAATAGACGGGCACATAGAGCAGTTTGTTTTCCGCCGCGCGGATCGTCGCCCTTGTCTCTGTAGGCTTGTGATCGGTCACTAAACCGCGCGCAGCATCCGACACACGCGCGACGGCCGAGATCGGCGCGCCGAGGTGCTCGCGAAGGAAGCCGAGCTGCCAGGGCATCGACAGATACACGCCGGTAAGCGTCTCGCGCAGCTTCTTGTCCCAAAACAGGTTTTTGTGGAACATCTCGCCGAAGCGGTTCTCGTTCTGCTCGCCGATCGCCTCACGCGCCACTTTGCGCTGAATGTCGTCGGCGTAGATTTCCGGATGCCGTGCGGCCATGGCCGCGTCATCGAGAAGGGCGGCCGAGATTTTCATGGCCGGAATCCAGCGCTCAAAGATGAAGCGGCGGATTCCGATGTCAGCCGCGGCGCCGAGCAGCGCGCCAGGGATGCCGCCGATGCTTCCGCCAACGATTGCGCCGGCGATGCCGCCATGCTCCACAACCCGCTTTGCGCCAGCAAACCCAAGTGCACCTTGAGCCTTCATGCTGTCCCATGAGTGCCAATTTTTCGACCACTCTTCGCGAACGTCGTGCATTGCATTGGAGAAGGCACGCTTTGAGTTGACGCGCATTTCTTCGGGCATCTGAGGCACAAGGCCCATCTCGGCTATGCGCTTGACGATAGCGCGCTGCTCGGGCGTCTGGTCCTTTTCGGGGATTTCCCAGGCCTGCCTTGCATACCAGCCGCTATTCTCCCCGCCTTTCGCGGCATAACGCAGGCCCATCGGGTCAAGGCTGCGTAACAGATCGGTGGTGGCCATCTGCAGCAGTTTGCCCGCCTTGTCGTGATCTCTTACACGAGACTCGACAACGGTGGCGCCGCCCACCTTTCGTGTCACCGTCTTCGTGGCTGTCGCGGCGCCATAGAAACTGTGCAGCCCGCGCGAGACGTGCGCGGCCCAATTGATGCCGACAACGTGCAGCGGATGGAAGCCGCTGACGGCAAGCTTGATCGGAACCCACAGCGCTTTCAGGCCCATCCAGCCGCGGAAGATACTGCCGCCCCAGCCTTGCGAGCCCCACCACCCCGTCTGGGCCAACACGTTATCCCATGTTGGCAAAAGGTCGGGATGGAGCAGCCAGTTCTCGCGATCAGGCGCGCTGATCTCTCGCCACCCAAGCTTGTCCAGAACGGGCGGGGCGCCCTTGGCTTTGGCCGCCAAGCCGTAAGTATCGCGCAGGTCGGCGAGCAGCTTCATGCGCTCTTGCATGTCGATCGAGGCCATCAACCGCTTGGTGATGATCTCGGCCGGGTTCGTAGTCTTTAGTTTGTAGCCGGCCGCCAGCCCTTCATCGACAAAGTCGAACACGCGGGCTTTCTGAAACCAAGTGGGGCCGAGCCGGTTTTGTGTGGCGACCGAGTTGAAATGTTCGGTCACGCGATCGCCCAGCTCCCACATGTGGGCGAGATAGTTCTCGCGATAGGCCGCCTTGGAACCGTAGTCCCTTTCGGTGTCGTAGGCCCAGTCCATCAACGGCTTCACAAGGTCGGCGAACTCGCGCTCCCATGGGTTCATATTGTCCCATGTGCCGCGCTCGAAGTTGCCGAGCCAGCGGATTTGGTCGGCATCCGAGATGCGGTTCCAGGCCTTGTGGTAGTTATCGAACAGCTTGACGAACGCGTCTTTGCCTTGCTGCGTGAGCGAATTGAATTCCTTGAAGCGCGGCCCAGCCTTCAGCGCATCTTCCGAAATGCTTTCCGGCGCCATCGTGCGCTTGAAAGACTCGGCGATCTTGGCGGCCAAATGGCTCGGCTTCTTCGGTACGCCTGCCGGGCCATACGCGCCACCGGCGGGCGTCTGCGGTGGCTGGAATCCTTGGTTCGGGGTCTGGACAAAGCCCGCGGGCGCCTTCCAAATCCGCTGCCAACGGCTCGGCCGGAACTGCGCGCGAAATAATTGATCGGACGCTGCGGCGCTTTGCCATGTATGCTCAATATGCTTGGCGAGGAGCGGGTAAAACCGATCAACCACGAGTGGCTTCTGGATGTTGGCACGCTTCAGCCGGCGATCGAGCTCGGCACGCACCGCCGGTGACGCTTCTTTCAGGTCCGCCAATGTGACGCGCGGGTTGACCTTGCCGGCGCCGCTGTATCCCGGATGCCCGGCCGCATACATGGCGTTGTGCAGCTCGACGCCCGCATGCTGCAGAAGCAGGTTGTAGACCTCCTTTGCGCGTTCCGGCGGAAGCTGGATGTAAGGCGCGGTGCGCCCCTGCGATGTGTCGCGCAGTTGCCCCAGGTTGAGGGCGTTCGCGAGTTGGTGAATGATGTTGGCGATCTTGTTCGCGCGGATGACGGGGTGCGCCTGCATGACGTGTCGGTCGGTATTGAAGAGCACATAGCTCCGCTGGTCGGCCGGCAGCCCCTTCAGATAGTCGTTTGCCGCTGTCACGTCGGCCTTGACGTTCTCGTAGCCGTCATTCGCGGTTTTGTAGGCGTCGGCCGCCCTACCAAGCCGGTCAAACAGCTCGGCGCGATCCACGCCGAATGTTCCACTGAAGTGCGGGTCCGACAGAACGGAGGTTAATAGGTGATGCGTGCCGCCGACGCCGAGGGCCTCTTGTATCTTTTGCAAATTTTCCAAAAGTTTCGGAGCTTCATGCTCGACGTGATGTTCGAAAGCTTCGAAAAATTCCGGAACCGCCTTCTGTAGGGCGTCGGACTCCTCGATATAGGACCGCATGAATGCGTGGAAGCCATCTTGCAAGGGGTCCGCGGAACCGCTCGGGGCGAGCAGCTCGAGCTCGTCGCGGTGCAACTCTTTCAGCGCCGTAAACTCGGGGCCCATCTTTGCGTCAAGGGCGTCCGCGCCTTTCTCAGCAATAAGCGACAACGTGTCGGCGAGCTGATAGGCGTAGCTATCTTTGGCCGCGCCGACGCGCTTGCCGGACGTTTCCGTCAGGCTCAACAGGCGTCGGGCGCCGGCGAGCGCCTTACGCAGTTCGGAGAATTCCGGCGAGTTTTTGTCGTTGAGTGCCGACAGCGTGTAGGCGCCGGCCGGACCGCCAGCGAGGGCAGGGGAGGGCAGCTCGCCGGGTTCTGAATTATGGTCGGCCACGTCTTCCGGCAGGCGCCGCGCGAGCTCTCCGGAGAAAAGCTTGCCGTAGATGTCCATGACATCGTCGAAATGCGGCAAGTATTCTTGGCGGAAAGGATCGTTCTCGTCCATGTCAAGCAGAGTTGACAAGAATTCAGCGCTATGGGCCACTTGCTCTTCGTCAAGCTTTTTCTGTAGCTCCTCGGGCGAGAGGTGCTTATAATAATCTTCGTACCAATCACGGTGACTTTCGTCATGCCGCGCGTGTTCTGCAAGTGGATCGCGCAATGCCGTAAGCCAAGCTTTCGCCGACCAATCCAAAGGATGGAGTTTATTCGCATGATCAACAAGCCGGTTCCACTCACCCGCGGAAAAGCGCCCGGTGTCTCTCAGAAAGTGAACGATCTCATGCCTGACCCGTCCGGCCAGAGTTTCCGAGATGCTTTCGGAGGCGCTCCCATCGGCCCCATGAGCATGAAGGATGCCCAAGACGAAATTGGACGTTCTATCAAAGAGGGCACGGTAACTAGCCGCAAAACGAGACTCAACAACAACTGAGAACTTCCCGCCGTCCGGTGATGTGAAGCGCAGCCGAGCCCGCGTCTTGCCGATCGGGTCGATTGCGACCAGCGCGCCGGCCTGCATCTCCGCCGGAATCTCGTTTTTCATGCGAGTGAGAACATCGTGCACCGCCGCTGTCATTTCGGGGTGCACAACCGCGGTCCGGCCCGCAGCCAGCAGCTCCTTTACATCATCAATGCCCGTGTGCGGGTCGATCATCTGCCTGCCGCCGGCTGCCGCAATGTCGGGCCCGCCGGCACCAAAGGACGCCACGGGCTTCTCGGCCGGGCGGGAGCTGTTCGCAAGGTTCTGTTCCGTGCGCGTTTCGAAGCTCGCGCCGATGTCGCGCATGGCGTCGATGAGGTTTTCGGCCATCGCGGCGTCCACGGTTGCCCGCATCTTGCCGTGGCTTCGCTGCCAATTGTCGTAGATGTCACGCACGCGCTGATCGCCGAAATACTTTCCGCCGACACCGCGGGCAGGGGGCATCTCGAATTCGAAGTTCGGCGGCCCCCACCGTTGCGGTTCGCGTCGGATGGTGACGATCTTGTCGCTTGAGACCACTTCACCGGCTGTCGACTCCTTGAAGAAGTCGAGCACATGCCGCCCGCTTGCAAAACGCACGGCGCGGTTCTCGAGAAAATCCTTGGGCTTGAACTGGCGTGCCATCAAGATGCCGGGCTGCACCGTGCCGTCCTCGAGCGAGTGCATCACAATTTGGCCGGCGCCTTGCGTCTCGCTGAAGCCAGCCAAAATGTTGCCCGACAGCATGTAGCGGGTTTCCCGCCCTTCTTTGCGGGCCGCTTCGAACATCCCCTCGAGATTAGCAAAGCTAGTCTTGCCGTGGGTGACATGGATGTCTTTGCTGTTTTCCCCGCCGACATCGACAATCACTTCGCCTTCTTCCAGCTTCGACAGCGGCACACCCAGCGTGCGACGGCTGTCAGGGAGTGCGAATAGTGCTGTCCAGGTCGACAGCGCGATGGGGTTTTTGGCGTTTTTGGTTTGCTCTAATCCGATAGCGATCGCCGGAACAGTTTCCCCTTCAAGGTGAAGATCGACTCGGGCACCGGGATACACGATGCTCGCCAGCATGCGCCACTTGCGCTTATCAACGAGGATCTTGTCCACCGCGCGTTGTGCCGCTTCCGGGTCTTTCATCGCCTTGCGGATAGCCTGGATTTGCATGTCGATTTTGACGTCGACATCCTGCGCAAGCTTGTTCTGAACGTCCCGCCCTTTGTTCTGCAGCATCGCCATGTCAAGGGCGAAACCATCGCCGCCGGCCTTACTCTTGGTCGCCTTCTCGATGCGCTCAACAACTTCGCTGGGCGCCATTGCGCGGCCTTGCGATTTGATCGAAACTTTGTCGAGCTTGACCGCTTCCTGGAAGGGGGAATCGCCGGTTGCCGGCTTCAGCTCCTGCGATTCAAGAATGCGTGTTTGCAAATTGAGATACTTCGCCTCGAGGTCGTTCGCGCCAGTGGCGTCGAGAGCCGCAATCAACCGCGTATAGCGTTGCGAGATGTCATCAAGAAACGTCTTCTGATCTTTTGGCGAAAGCAACGTTAAGCGGCCGGTCGCTTTGGCGGCAAGGCCTTCGAAGTCGCCTTCGGGGTCGACGCCAAGCTGATCCGCAATTTCGCGGTCTTCGATAAGGGCTTCCAAAACGACCTGATCGCCGTATTTGTTCAGGAAGTCGACCGCCTCGCCCGACACATGCGACTTGGTCGCGCCTGTCGTGTTGGCATTCAGCGACGCCATCTTGCGCATAAGCACAGCTGTTGGCCGCACCTCGGCCGGGATGTCGGCCGTCAAATGCGTGTAGATCGGCGGAATGACTTGCCCGGTACGATGTACACGGCCGAGCGTTTGCATGTGCGTGTCGATATTCGCATCCGGCTCGACAATGATCATGTGCCGGCGGCGCTGGTCCTTGAACTTCGAATAGGAGTGCAGCGATATGCCGGTCGAGCCTGAGCTGTTCAGAATGATGGCGTCCAGGCTGCCGTCATTGAACATCTGCTTGGTGACCGCCTTGCCCTGCGCGCCCTGTTCGCCTGCCGGGCGGTTGACCACGATCGGGTCTGTGTTGGCGTACTTCTTATTGTAGGCCGCGATTGCTGCTTCTTTTGTTGCAGCATGCGCCATAACCGAGCCGCTTTCGGTCGCTATCAGCCACTCATTTTGATTTTTCGGCTGGTTCGGCAGGTCCCTCCATTTCCCAGGCTCTTCGAAGACAAAGCCCTGGCCGATGAGGCTATCTTCCGTTTCCTCGCGTGCTGAATAATCCAGCATCTCACTGCGCCCGGTGATCTCGCGCACGCTATAGCCGGCCTGTGTGATCTTGTTCCGGATCGCATCGATCGGCGAAATAGGCAGGTCGCCGAGCTCGACCTCGCGGAGGAGTTGAGCGACTTCGTTGTAGCGCGCCCTCGCCCGAGGAGACATGTCCTCCAGCGCAATCATTTTGTGCACTTTTTCGCCGGCGGCAGACTTGAGCGTCACACGCCGCGTGCGTTCGAGGTAGCGGTGTAGGATGTCCGCAAAGCCGATAGGCAGCGCATGCCCCATCTCGTAGCCCTGCTCTTCGCGGAACTGCTTGATGAAAGACAGGTTCGTGCGTGACAGGGTGAGGACCGGCTTTTCGCCGCGCTTCAGCGCCTCGATCGCCGCATCGCCCGCCTGCTCAACCTTCATAGCGACAACCATCTGATTGACGACGTTGTGCATGAGCGATGAGAACGAAGTGGAAGACGCGGACGGTTCGCCGATCGCGTTGTCGTTTGCTGTGCCGCCAAACTCGGCCGCGGCCATCTTCTTCGCGATTTCCTTGCGCTCTTTTGCAAAACCAAGATCGAACCGGAAGATGCCGCTGACGCCGTGCGTGAATTCCTGGTAGGCCTCTTCTTTGACGGGCACTGTCTGTTGCTTGTACTCGACGCCCTCAAAGGAACGCTCGCGGCGCAAGTACTGCCCGGCTTTCGCCAGCATCGAGGCAACGATTTGTTGCAACGGCACGCCGCCGCGAGCGATCAGGCCCGGCAACTGGTCGACCTTCTCGACCGCCTTTGCCATGTCGGTGCGCGAGTACAGCGTCATGACGTTGGGAGACTTGGCGTAAGTCGCCGATGAATACATGACCGCCGAGGCGCGATTGACGGCCTCGCGGAACAGCTCTGATGCTGGGGGCGCCTTGCCTTTCGGCGTGCCCCTTTCGTTAGCGCTCGCTCCGCCGCCGGCGTTATGGGCTTCATCCATTATGAGGAATGCCGCAGGAGCGATGTCGAGCAAGAAGGCCCGGCGATCGTTCTCCTGCCCCTTGGTGCTCTGCATTTGGCTGTAGGTCGTGAACACGACGTCAGGGCTCGACTCGCCGCGCCGAAGCGCCATCATGTTGTCGCGCGACATGTCGAGGGTTTGGGAAGGGGAGAATTGCCCGAAACGCGGGGGCAGCGGCATGCCTTCAGCCTTTGCCTCGTCGCGCTCTAGGGTCCACGCCACCGCCGCCTCATCGAGAGGAACCTTGATCTCTGAGTTTGTCATCATCATTTCGATGGGACGGCCGAGCTGCTTATCCCATTCGATGTCGTGCAGGTCGCGCCACATGTCGCCGTACAAGTCGGCCTTTTCGGTTACAAAGACGGGGACAAGGCCACGCTTGCGGGCGTAGGTGATCATCGCCGCAACGACACGCCCTTTGCCGATGCCGGTTTGATCACCGAGGATTAGCGAGCCGCCCCTTTCGAGGTTGTCCATTGCCAGGGCGATAGCGTCGACCTGCTCTTGCGCGAACCATTTGCCAAGTTCCATCGGGTCTCGGCCGAGCCCATTGGCAACATAGTGATCGATGCTGCCGTGCTCGCGCTGAATACGGTCGAGCGCTTCATTTGTCGCGTTGTGCAAATTGGCGGGCAGCAATGTGCCCAACCTGTCTTTGACCTTAGAGACAGGCATGTAAGGGGTTTGTGTGTCGCCTTCGTTGATGGCGAGTTTTTCGCGCGGTGGGGGCGCCTGGTTTTTTTTTGGCGCGACCTCTTCGGCGATCAGCCGATCCAGTTCGGTGCGCACAACATCGGGGTGTTCGAGCCCCTCGGTGTCAAGTCCATGATCCTCGATCATGTCCCGCGCGCCGTTATACCAGGAACGCAGGTAGGGCTTCAGGTCAGCAACCTTGGCGCCAAGGTCTTGCGTCATTGCCGCGACAAAGTCGGCGAATTTCCGAACTCCGGCCTCGATGTGGAACACGGCAAGTTCGGTCCCGAGCTGCACAAATTCCGGGTCAATACCGGCGTTTAGCTGTGAACCGGACTCGCGAAGCTTCTGCCGCAAGCGCTCGCGAACAGCGTCCGCGCGTTCCTTTGTGATAAGCGTATTCTTAGAGCCGTAATCCGCCGGCCGCTCTGGCGGCTTTTCAGTCGGCCGTTCTTCTACAGGCCCCCCTCCGTTGGGATGAAGGCCGTTATCAGGTCCTCGAACGTCTCCGCTTTCTCCGGCTGACTCCCCCGGCTTCTCACCCAATGGAGGTTGTCCCGGAGATTCAGGTTCTGGGATATCACGTGGTCCACCCACGCCTCCGGCGTCTTTTCCGCCGGGCTGCCGTTCTCCAGCCCCTCCGCCACCAGACGACGATCCGCCCAGCGCATTAGGTCCATCGGTTGCGGGCTCTCCTCCAGGAGTTTCAGGGCCCTTGCCGCCACTGTCTCCATGTAGTCCTGGTCCGACAGGGGTTTCTTGTTTTTCTGTTCCACGAAGTCTTTCTCCTACCTCTTCCCATGACTTCAGGAGCGGCGGTGCTTCCAGCGTTAGCGGCTTGAAACCTTCCGTCCTGCCCTTGCCATGGATAACAATAACATCGACAGGCCAGCCCGCACCTTGTTTTGCATAGAGGTCGCCATCGACGGTGAAAACGTCGGCAACCTTATATTTGGTCAGCAGCTGATTCCAAAATTTGCGCTTGGCGCTGCCGTAGCCCGCGGCACGTTCTGCCGGGCTGTCGGCCTTTACGCCACCCACGATTAGCACGGCCCGGCCATCGCTCTTCATGCTTTGCAGCGCATTCAATGCAATCGCATGGTCAATGTTCGTTGTATTGAGCCCGGGCGCCTTGAACACCTTGGACTTGCCGCCAACTTTCACCGCGCCGAAGGGCGGGTTGGTGATTACGACGTCATACTTGCCAGTGGTGCCCGCAAAGGTTTGTGCTTCGGTTGCATCCCACTTGGTGACCTGGAAGCCCTGCGCCTCGAGCGCCTTCGCTCGCGTGGCATCGATCTCGTTGACGCGCGCATGCTTCGGCGTTGCTTCCATGAGAAGCATGCCGTTGCCTGCTGTTGGCTCAAGCACGCGCGTGTTGGCGTCAATACCTGCAAGGCGACTGGCGACATACGCGAGCGGCGCCGGCGTAGAGTACGCTTGCTCAGAAATGCTTTTGCCGGTGCGCGTGGCAAGGTTTGGCTGATTGTCGTACAGCTTGACCATGCGTTCATATATTTCATCGGACGGCGCGCCCTCGGCCCGGCCGTGCTCAACCACAACGCGGGCGGCCTCGACAACGGCGCGTTCAACGAGCTCGTCGACCTGTTTGTTGGCGGATGTGTTTTCCGGGAATTCGAGACCGAGGGCTTTCGCGAGCTGCCGCGCCTCAATGATATTCTTGAAGGGGCGTTCGCCCGCGATCAGCCGCGCCTTCACATGCGCAACAAAGCGCTCGTGTAGGTCGGCCGGCGGCGTTTCGTCTTGAGGTGCCGGCGCCGGCGGCTGCTCGGCTGGCTTCTCTGGCGGCCTTTCATCAAGCGGGCCATCAAGCGCTTCGCGACGTTCGGCGGCTTCCATCGCCTGATACAGTCGCTGACCTATGACCGTCAATGTATTCGCGGCTTCCGTGGCGCCCGTTTCCGTTGCGCCGCGGTGGAAATAATACATCTCGCCCATCATAGTGCGTGCGTAGGCAGCGTCGGATTGCCCCTGCTCAACCGAGTAGGCGGCCTTTGTGTAGCGGTCAACAAGCTGCGGAATGAGTGCTTTCCATCCCGCTTCATCAACCGGGACCGCGGGCAAGACGTTGTCAGCCATCAGGTCGGCGATGTCGGCCGGCGTTTGTGGCACCTGCGTCTCGGCCGGCTTTTCCTTCCCTTTCGGCGTGCGGCGATAGATGCCGTTGCGGTCGGCCTCGCGCAGTTTGCCGCGGCGAACCGCGTCCTCGATATAGCGCTTTAGATCGTCAGCAGAGACTCCGAGCTTTGATCCCCATTCGGATTGCTTGGCGCGGCTGGCAAGGATGGCGTCGAAGGCGTTTCGTTCGGCATCGGTGAGCTCGGCTGCGGGTTTTGGTTCGCCTGCTCCTGCTCCTGCGCCATCTGGTCCAGCTTGTTCGCCTGCTCCTGCATCGCTGGGGTGTTGTTCGACATCTTCCGTAGGCCGTTCGCCACTGCTTTCAGGTGTTGTGGGTGCATTGCTCCCGCTCCCGGCTTCGTGTGTTTCTGCCGCCCCACTGCCATCCCCTGGCTGCTGCTGTGGCTTTTCTTCTTCAGCCCCGGCGGTAATGTGCTGCTCGAGCTCATCCAACTTTCCCTTTATTTGCTCGGGCGTTTGCCCGTCTTCATGCAGCGAAGTCGCGATCGCCTCGGCAACCGGGTCTTCGTGTGCTTCCGTCTTTCCGGTCGCCATCTCCTTCAGGCGCTTAGCCGCGCCGACAAGGGCGTCCCTTATGCGCTCGGAAAGGCCGGGCTTACCTTTGACTTCGGGACTGCCGGGCTCTGCGTTCGGGTTTTCCGCGATGGTATTCCAGCGGTGAGGCCTGACAAGGCTTGGCCCGCCCGGCTCTGCTTTCGGATTTTCGGCGACTGTATTCCAACCGAATACGCGCTCGAGGTCGGGTCGGCCGGGCTCGGCATTCGGGTTTTCGGCGATGTTTCGATATTTCGGCCCACCGCGGATATCGGCCGTGTCGGGAATGCCGCTATAGTACGGCGCGTCGGTGCGCCGCCAGGGTTCATCGTCGGGGCCGAAAGCGTAGTTGTGCTCGTAAGGCTCTGGCGCTCTTTCGGGGCGCAGCCACGCCTGTCTCGGCGGGTTCCTGTATGCGGGCGGAAGCTCCGACTGCGGAATTGCGGAGGGCAGGCGCTTGAGGGTAGGGGAAATTGCTTCGCGTGCCTCGTAAGCACCAACCCAGCCCTTCATACTGGCAAGTTGCTCCTCGAGGTGTTCGATCATGCCCGTTCCGGCTTGGCGGGCGCGCTCTACCGGGTCATTCACGGTGAGCTCGACATTAGCGATATGCTGGCGAAGACCTCGATATATGCCCGCCAGCTTTACTGGTGGGTAGTTTTTGGCTGAGTTCTGAAACTGGGCGGCGCCTTTCGCCATAATCTGTTCGGGCGTTTCCTTTAGCTGCGCGCTTGTGAGCCGTTCCCATTTTGCCTGTCCGGTGTTCCCGCCGGTCCAGTCTTGTTCGTTGAAGCTTTGCGTAAACGGCCGGCCGCTGGTGTCAGTGCCCTTGACGACAATGCGGTCACCGACGCGCGAGATGTCGACATTCGAAAAGCCAGATGCAGGGCCGGAATAGATCGGCATGGCGACAGGCGCCGCCTCGGCCGCGATCGGCGCCGGGGCCGTCTGCGGCTGTTCAGGTTGTGCGACAGGTTCCTGCACTTTTGGCGGGAGAACAAGGCGGCGCCCGGTCGTTGGATGCGGCGAGCTTACGACGCCTTCCTTTTCCATGCGCGCCATAAGCTCGGACGCCGGAATATAGCCAAGCCCCATCTTGCGTTGCAGGTAGTTGGCGCTCGGCCTGTTATCGGTGCGAACGAGGTCGACGGCTTTATTATAGAGCGCGTCGAAAGGGGAGGCCGGCGCCGTGGCTGGCGCTTCCGGAAGCTTTACGCCCGGCTCGCCTGCCTTCGCGATGTCACGCCATTCCGTACCCGTGCTGACTTCTGCCGGCGCGGCCGGTGCTTCTACGGGCGCTGCGGCTTCCGTGGCGTCCGCCGGTTTTTGCCATCCCTCAATCCCGGCTTTCAGCTTTTCGTTGCCGGCAGATACCGCCTGCGCTTCGGGAGTTGTCGGCAGCGTCGGGCCGCCGTCGCCTTCCCTGGCTTGCGCGTTTGCACTTGGCGCGATTGCCTGCGGTTCGGCGGGGGCTTTCAGCTCGGGCGTGGTAACGCCGGCTTCCATCGTTTGCAGGCCGGCGCCAGGGTAGGCCATTTCGACAGTTGGCCGCGCGGCGCCGCGCCCGTCCGTGCCTTGGGTCGGTGTGTGGCCGGTTATGCGGTTTATGGCGACGTGGCCCAGCATAAGCGGAGCAACGCCGAACACGCCCTGCGTGTAGGCTTCTTGCGTCCCCTCTGAAAGCGGCTTGTTGTCGCGAATGTTATTGGTCATCCGCTCCATAACCGCGACGCTCGGTTGCACGCCGAAAGATTGCATCAGGGCATTGCGGATTTCGCTCTGGAACGGCTTGGCAGCAAAGAGCGCCCAGCCCGCGCCGGTGAATAGCGAAGATGTCTGCGCGTCGGCCATCGCCTTCACATAGGCGGCGTCCGGGTTGTCGGGCGTTTCGTTTAGGCGTTGCTCATAGAACGAGCCGAACGACTTAAGCCTGTTGACAAAAGCCGCGCCGCCGGCGGTTCCTGCGAGTGTTCCGAGCGGGCCGTACTCGCTTCCGAGCATAGCGCCAAAGATGCCGCCGCCCATTTCGGGGGCGCTTTCGCCCAATCCATAGAAGCCCTTTGAAATGCCCGACAGCGAGGGCCAGCCGAGTTCTATTGGCTGAGCGGCCGGGCTTTCCTCGATCGGTGTCGGCCTTTGATGCCGCAACGCTTCCAAGGTTTGTTGGGGCTTTTTCACGCTGCCGACGACAAGGCCCTGCAGCGCAGCCGTCCAGGGCATCGGCATGGGTTTGCCGGTATGCGCGGCGGCATATTCGTGTTGCGCCTGCTCGTGCTCGGCCGAGGCGTACAACGCCCACGCATTGCGCACGCGGTTTTCAATGTTGGCGCGCATAGCGTTCAAGTCTTGCGTCGGCTGCGCGCCAGTCTCCTCGGCTTGCATTTGCGCCGCGGCTTGGCGATCGAAATACTCGAGCTCTTTGGTGGCTTTGTCGAATTGCTGCTTTGCGGAAGCGGCTTGCGCGGCGAGCTGCTCGCCCTTTTTCTGCCGCTCCTCGAGGCCCTTCGTTGCCTCAACGGACCCGCCAGCCGTCTGTTCGGCCGAGGGCGGCGTGATTGGTGTTCCGGTCTCGGCCGGCTGGGCGCGCACGGGTCCTGCCGTATTGCGCTCAATGTTCGGGGAGCCCGGCATGCCAAATGGGCTCGGCACGGTGACCGGGCGCTCGTGCGGCTCGCGCAGCGTGTGATGCTCGGGCATGGCGAAGTTCTGCTGCGAACGCGCAGCATTATCCGCCGACCCTTGAATTGCTTGCTGGAGCGACCGCTGTTCTTGGTCTTGCTGCCAAAGCTTTACGGCCTGATAGGTTTGATCGCCGAGCAGCTCTTGCGCCGTAATCGGAGGCGCTTCTTCGTCGCTGACAAGCGCGTTGAGTTGCGCGCCGTAACCTTGGTTGTCAGTCATTATTGCGCTTCCATAGTTTTTGGTATTGCGGAGGCGCCATAACGTTTGCCTCCAAAACGTTGTCCGCTACCGATCGGCTTGACGCCGCCAATGGTGTAGCCGCCGGCTGTGTGGCCGCCAAACGGCGTTGCGGGCTCTTCAGTGCTGGATTTTTCTGTTTGCGGCATGTCACGACGAGATATTCCAGCCCAACGAGGGAGGCTTTGAGCTTCCGGCTCCGGCATGTAGTTCGCACTTGGCCGAACCATCGGATCGGCGCCCGATCCTGCTTGCTGCCTGATCTCATCGATGCTTACCGGGTTGCGTCCAGTAAAGTTGGCCGCTTCTTTTCGGGTGGCCGCGGACAGCTGATGTCCGATTCTGATTGGCCGGTCGTAACCCCCTGAATTGCCGGGGTAATAGGCCGACTTGTCGTACTGGGCATCCGGCGACATGAGCGCTCGAGCTGCGGCGCCGTCGCCGAACTGAGAATCGAAATTGCGCCAGTTGGCCGGGTTCATTCGAAGATCCTTGATGTCCTGCTTTGACGGCGGCATCTCGCCGAAGCCAGTTGCCGCAACTGCCGGCACGGGGAGGGTGGTATCGACGCGCGCGCCCATTACTTGCTGTCGCCTAATGTATTGCGAGAGCGGGTCGAGTTTGCTTTGGTTTTGCAGAGCGGCGATCGTGGCGGGCTGCAGGGTTCTGTAGGTCGCTAGTTCGCTCAGCGCGTTAGTGGCCGCGTCGCGCTGCTCCGTTTTGTGCATCATCACAGCGATGGCATCGCGCAATCCGCGCTCGGCATTTTCCGGCCCAAACCACACCTTGGCTCTGGCGGCCGCCTCATCCAATTTTTCGGTCAGAAGATTGCCGTCCGGAATGTGCGAGATATCCATGTTGAGCAGCTGCTCGGACTCTGGGACTGTAAGCACGCGCTGCTGCCCTTCATCAAGGCCGGCTTTTTCTTGCGCTGCCAGCCGCCCCTTGAAAAGCACGCCCCAGCGTTGCTGATGGGTATAGGGGATGATCGAGCCATCGAACTGACGTGTGCCGCCGGTGCGCGCCTCTTCCATAGCGGCCTGCACTTCCGGCGCCGGCGGGACAATACCTGCCCCGTTGCTCATTTTCGAGATTTGGAAGCCGCTTACAGACCGCGCCGCGTCATCGTTCCGGACCTTGTGAAGCTGCTCGAAGTAGTGTTGCACTTCATCGTGTGCGACTTTGGCGTCTTCGTAATCGAAATCTTTGCTGTCCAGTTTCCGTGGGTCATTGTTGGCAATCCAGGCCATGCCGTCTGAGTAACTCATGCCGGTGAGCGGAGCTTTGAGGTTATGCTCGTATTGCGCGACATTCCACTCGCGCCCGAGCTTCGAAATCTTGGCTTGCCCTTTCGGCCCCTGAAAGCGATCGCGCAAAGCGTCGATAGACGCGAGGCCGGCTTCGTTTTTGGCAACAGGAACGCCGTCCTTCAGCCGAGCGATGTCGTTTCTGATTGAGCTCTCCGCCTGCTCGCGCACGGCATCATCGACTTTTGCGACTTGCGACTGCCGTATCCGTTCCAGCTGTTGAATCTCAAACGGCGATCGGCGTTCGCGCATCCAGTCCGGAACCTTGGACATGTCGACCTGCGGGCCATCTGGCAGGGCAGGGTCACTCAGGCTGCGCGGGGCGCGGCTGGCATCGGTTGCCGTACCAGTTTGGGCGGATGCGATTCTAACCTGCCCGCCATAATATTGTGACATAACGCTAAGGGACGTGTCGCCGAGCGCGTCCGCCTGCTTAGTGTTGGTGACTGGCGTATGCCAATCACCCCGGCCCGCGGCCTCCATCCATCGTTCATCGTTGGGCCCGAACTGAAACGCCTGCAGGACAGCGGCTTGTTTTTCAGGCGGCAAGTTGGCGAAATCGATGCCATTGCGCTGCATCTTGTCGCTGAAGCCGTAATGCTGCAGCCATGCGCCGTAGGCCTTGATCTGGTCGGCCGGGCCAGCGTTCAGATATTGGCTGTATGTCAGTCCGGCCAAGCGACCGCCGGCCTCATCGAACGTATCCTTGCCCATTTGGGTCAGACCGCTGTATGAGCCTGTGCTGTTCTTTGTGTTCCAGCCGGACTCCAAGTTTATCAGGGACGGCAGCACGCCCGGCTTAAAGCCGTAGGCGCCAGATACATCAGCGATGGCTTGCCGGGTGGGGGCGTTAATGACGCCGCCCGTGCGCGAGCTGAAATCTTGCCCGGCGCCTCCGGTCATCTGGAAATGCACAGGGTCCGAGCCGCGAAGATTTGCGGGGTTCTCAAACCCATATTGGGTGCCAAACCCTTTGCGGTGCAGCCACGCCATCGCGGCATCCGAGCCGGTGATATCGACGGCTTCGCCAGATGGATCGCCGTTTTCGCCTTTCACCGAATGCCTTGACCTTGAGGTGTAGCTGCCATCGGGATTGAAATCGAGGCCAGCGACTACGCCCGGTATGCCGCGCTCCAGATTAGCCTGCGTGACCGGCATGCCGGCTGCTCGCAGATGTCGGACGATGGCGTCATGCTGTTCCTGGTCGTTCCGATATCCGGTGATGCGAATTGTGGAGCGTAAATTCTCCGGCATATCGGAAAGTGCGCTTACTACGCGCTGACGAAAATCGGGGTTCAGGTCTTTGATGTTCGACTTGCCAGCATAGGGCGCCAGATAGTCGACCGAACTTTGCGCCGGTTGTTCCGGCGCGGTCGAAACCTGCGTCGGCTGCATTGTTGGCTTTGCAGGCGCGGACACAAGCCGCGACTGGTCTGGCTTTTGTTCTGTCGGCTCGCCGCCTTGTGCCTCTATCGTTTCGTTTGCGGGCGGAGGCGCAATACCTGGTGCCCCACCGGGCATGTTTGACTGCGGTTGCGCGGTTGGAGCACCGACGCCGAGATAGACGCCATTCATCGCTGAGTTGATATCGGCCCGGTATTGCCGCGCCGTCTTCGGGTTGAGCAACCCAGAATGTTCGCCATTGTCGACGTGATGCTCAAGGGCTGTCAGATTTTCGCTAGTCGGGTTGGCGTAAAAGTGGGTCAGCGCTGACTTGAATGTGTCGTCAAACTCGCCGCTCTGCCGTTCCTTGATCAGCCCGTTTGCGTATCGGCCGACGCCTATTCCGGTATTCACGCCATGCGGGATTGCGTGCTGTTCCCAGAGATCGCCCTTTTCCGGCTTGCTGAACATGCTCTTGGACTGCTGCCGAAGCGCGGCCTCGCCTTCATTGTAGCGCTGCACATGCGTGTCGGGGTCCGGGTCGTTTGCGAGCGACTCCGAAAGACCCGCGATGCCGACCTTATAGGCGGTGTCGGCTTTTGCGAGCTCGAGCGCGTTGTTTTGGTTCTGGTGGTTTGCGAGCGCGGTGGAGACGTCGCCAACAGCGCTGCCGAAATGCTGCATCGCCCGGCCGATCGCGCCAGCATCGACTTCGCTCGCGGTCGGAACTGGCACGCGAACATACGGATCGGGAATTTCACCCAGTGAGAATTGGTCGGGTAGTTTAACCATGAGCGTTGGCCCGTATTAAGTAAAATTGAAGTCTGAGCCGGTCTTTCCGGCGAAGGCCTTCGAGGCGCCGGAAAGGAAAGTTCCAGCCGCGTTCCACATCGACGCGTCTTTCTGGACCTGCCCTTGATAGAGCGCGTTCGCCCCGGCCACGTTGTAGGCTTGTTGCTTTTGTTGGCCCTTGAAGAGCTCTTCGTCGGCCTGCGTTTCGTTGAGACTGGCCATCTGGCCGTACAGCTCTTTGACGGTCGGGCCGCCGCCGGCCCCAGACCCCGCCGCGATTGTGCGAAACTTGCCGGCTTCAGCGTCGCCTTTGCGATACTGGTTGAATTCCGGAATCTGGCTTTCAGCGAAGGCCTGTTTGCCCTGCGCAATGTCGACCTTGTTCTGATATTCCCCAGCCGCCTTTGCTGCCGCGCCTTGCTGCATCGCGCCCATGGCACCAATGCCGCCGCCCGCAATTGAGGCGATCGCGGAAATTGCCGCTAATTCTGCCATTGTAGCCTCACTTTAAGTCGCTCGGGCGCACCCACATTTGGAGCATGCGGCCGGTATTTTGTAAGTCGCTGCGGACCCGACCAGTTGGTCGGAAGCCGAGGACGGTCAAGAATTTCTCAGATTGTGGATGCCTGTCATCGTGCTGCGCCCAGACGGGGCGGCCGAATTGACGCAGCCAGTCACGAATGCGGCGCACGATCTCGGCGCCAAGAAAGACATCCGCTTGGTGGCGCAGGTCGAAAAAAACAATATGCCGGGCATCCTCTTCCAGGATCGTTCCGACATCCCTGGGGTCGAGGATCACGCCCGCGGCGCCGACGATCTCATTATGCAGGAAAAGCCCCCACATGGCCAACATAGGAGGCAATGCGGGGGCTTCGTAAAAGTGTTTTAGTTCCGATAACTCGGCAAGGCGGAACTCATGTTTCAAGTTCAAGCACTATATGGCTAAGGGTTGTCGAGTAGCCGGGCTGCACCTGAATACAAACCCGGGCGTCCGTGTCCCAGACATTCGCGAACGGGAACAGGCGTTTGTCGTAAAGGCGTTGGAGGGCGCCTTTTGTCTGGACGGGCTTCAGGTCTTCGATCCGCGGCAGCGGGTCCATCGTTTCAATGCCGTCGAAGTCAGACCCGAGTAGTAGCGCGTCGGGGTGTGTGTCCTGCATCAAGAGACCGATCGCGCCGACCTTCTTGGGCTTCAGCAGCGTCGTGTCCCCTTGGGCTGTGGCACTGACCAGTTTGGACGATTTGTAATATCCGTAATAGGGTATGCCTACACGAACGCCGGTGCTTGCGGTTTCTCCGAGTGTAATTGTGCCAGCACCAGAGACAGTGAATGTTGTTCCGCCGACTGAATTAAGCAGCGGCCCGTATGTCGCCCGCTCATCCGAGTATCCCAAAGCCATGACGGTACGTCCCGCAAGGTGTGAGAGGCCGGAAACTGTGTTTGTGGCATCTGGTGTTGCATAGACGTAAGAGTCGACTTGGCGGGTGCCGGGCGCTGTAACTTGTTTTCGAGTAGTGCTATCCCAAACGCGAGTCAGCGTGTCGCGATGGGCTTCCATTTTCTCAATATAATAACAGGCTACGCCGGAAATGTAACGCTTTACCAGCCAGTAAACGCTATCTTCGCCGGTCTGCGGGATCACGACGACTTGCAAGATTTCATCCGGTGTTTGGCCTGCTCCGTCATAGGAGAATTCGCCTGTGCCTGTCATGATGCGAAAGAGGGCTTGCACCTTTTCTGCCGGCTCATAAAGAACACAAACCGCAATGCCATCAGAGCGCGCCGCCCAAATATATGTTTCAGGCTGCCGCTGAACGGCTAGATCAACAAAGCCGGTCGTATAGGCCGGGTTGTCCGGATAGCCAATATCCTCGTTGATGCGCAAAATATTTTCAGCGTCGAAGTCCTGGTTATAGGGGTTGTAGGCCAGCGCATACAGTTTGTGCGTCGAGCCCTGCACCATGATGCCGCGCTTGTCGATCTTGACGGCCTGGATGTTGGCGGAGCCCTGGCTCGACGAATCGCGCAGTGTGACGTTGGTTGGGGTAAGCGGCTCGTCGAGATTTGACGATCGGGCTGGGATCTCGGCGCCGGAAGTTCCCATTAAGAGCCGTTGCAACGGCAACATATACTGCACATCATCGAATGTGCCGCCGGTCGCGATGTAGCGTTGGATTGAGCTCGCGTCGGTGGTCATCGTTGTGCCCGACGTCGTCGTGCTTGCCGATTCCGCGACGGCCATGGAGAAGAACGAGTCTGCGACACTGCCCCAGAACTGGTTGTCTCGCGCCCACCAGAGCCGACCATCGAAGAATGCGCAGGCTGTCGGCCAGCCTCTTGCGTCGGACCAGTCCCCCTCGAGCCACACCTTGCTTGGCGTAACGTCGGTGAATGGCGTGAAGACTTCAGCGTAAGCGGTGGTAGGTGTCACCGCTTCGATGATACGGCAAATGCCCGTGCCGCCGAAGCCGCCATAGTTGATATGCACTGTCGCGGCGCCGGAAGTGTAAGACGAAAATGTCAGGCGATACCAAGCGATCGCGTTGTCACTGGCATCATTAACGCTGATCGTGGCGTTGACGGTTGTGGTAACGGGCGAGCCGGCCACGTAAGTGTCTCCGGAGGCCACCATAGGCTTGTAGACTTCATAGCCCGAAAATTGATTGTTGAAGGACCGCTCGACGGAAATTGTGCCGACCCATGTGCCGCTGATTGTGGCGCTCCATTCGCGGTCGCCGGCAACCTGAATACCCGTCACACGAATAGGTGCGGTGGAGGCGCCCTGCGCCGCAATGAAGTAATCTGCATTCGTTTTGGAATGCGAGATTTGCAGCAATTGCCCGACTTTGTCGCTGGTGAAGAAGTCGTAATTTGAGGTCAACAGGGGCGTGCCCTGTGTCGAGCTCGGCGAGATGAAGATGTTCGGGTCGGACTGAGTGTCCTGGAAAGGACCATCATTTGTGAAGTAGTAACACAATGACCAGGATGTAGGCCCGCGGTGTTGGATGATGAGCTGCTGGCTATCGGCCGCGGCGATAAAGATTTCATCCAGCGATTGCGTATATCGAAGGTCTGCGAGATTGGCCGTCGCCCAGCTTGTCGGGTTTGGAACCCACACGACCAAGGGCCCGGCTGATGCGATGGAGCATTCCGCTACGTGCACCGCGCCGCCAGACGTCTCAAATTGAACCCAGAAATCAGCGGCGGCCGGCGTAAAACTGACGATGTGATTGCCCGGCGGGAGGCTTGTCAGTTTAACGAGGTCTTGCCCATTGAGCGATGTGCCGATGCGCAGGCTCACCGGGTTTGCCGAATTGGCGTTTGTGATCGAAAGCGAATGTGACGTGCCAACCGAGGCTGTCGTTACCTTCTGCCAAATGACGGCTTTGCCGCCGGTGTACGACGAATACATCAAGCATCCGGGAGGAGCGGCGTAGGTTACAGTTGCGCCGCCGGTCGACGCATTAGTCCATCCGGACCCCGTAAGCGTCGAGTCGGCTATTGTGCAACTAACGGCCGGGATCGAGACAAGGGTGTCGGTGCTGTCGTAAACGCGCATGCTGACAGATGGCGATGACGGCCGGAGGCAGAGCTCCAACAGCGCCGTGGTGTCCGCGTTGCGGGCGAAGGGGATAAGTTTGACACTCCCCTGTGCCGGTGTAATGCGTGCCGATCCGAGATGCTTTGTGCCGGGGCGCTGGATCGCCTTGCCCACCACGTAAGGGAGCAGGTTTACTTGCTCCTCGGCCGCAAGCTTGATGGACTCCTGGTCCACCCTCGCCATGGCGGCATAACTCGCCTCGCCTCCATTGAAGGCGTGGATAGACCGAAGTGCGCGGGCCACTGGTTAAAGTGCCGCCAGGATGAAAGAGAACAGTTCTTCGTAGCGCACGCCGTAGCGTTCGCCGGCATCGCGCGCTGGCGATGCTATAGTGCCGTCCTCGTTGAATGTTTCCGCCTCGGCCGCCCACGCGTCGTGACAGAGTAGGCCGTAGCGGGAAGCATCCAGGCCTTCCGTGTCAAAAGCTGCGATTACGTCTTGCGCGATAACGCCGGAGTGGATTCGCGCTTCATTGCCTTTTGCGGTGACGGCGTCTTTGAAGCGGAACTTGCGCAACAGGCGCTTCAGGCGTGCAGCCACGCGGCGCTCAGCATCGCCGAACTCCTCAATGTCCTGCTTTTCACGTTCGTCCGACGTATTGATCGCGCCGGTGCCGGCATAGATAGTCGACCAGCGAAGTGAACCCGTGCCAAAGGTTTGCGTATTATCAACGCCGGCCCCAAAATTCCCGGACGCGAATAGGGCAAGTCTATTTGTGACTCCGCCTTTTAGATACCAGCTGTAGGCCGATGGAGCGACTATTGTCCCGATTGCGGTATTGTTGTAGGTCAGGTCGCCAATGTTCTGAATGCTAAGAGGGCGGGTCGCGGCCGACGTAATAACCTCAGTGGTCGAAGAGAAATTACGAGATGACGGGAATATAGTGTCGAAGTCGAAAAATGTTCTAGGTGTAAATAGTGTTAGGTCCGCCGTTTGGTCGCACCGAAGCCAGATCATCCCGCGCGTATCGCCTACTGGATATGCGGCCCAAATCTGATCGGAATAGTTCGGCGTCGCTATAACAGAGCCGTTTTCAAATTGGCATGCGTGGAACTCCAGGTCCGAACAGTTGCCAAAGAAAGTGTTCCCGGGCTCAACGGACTGGTTCATCATTCGCGTGGAAATGAACACATAACGGCGCAACGGATAACCGTCGACCTCAAGCGCGAGCGATGGCGAGGACCAGCCAAGGGCCGTCGCCGGCTGCTGAGATACGTGCATCAGTGGGCGAATCTCACAGCCAAGAAAAATCGTGCCAGAGACGCCGGACCCCGTGTAGGTAACGCGCATTTGCGTTCCGGCCGTAACGGATGATGGATCAGGCGTAACGCCTGTCAGCCGAAGAAGGCCACCGCCAGGAGAGCTCGTGTTCGTATAGGTATATGTGGTTGAGGCTGTTTTAAGCTGGCCGGAAGTTGGCACCCAGTTCGAAGAGGTCAGGGGGAGGTCGATGGTGCTGACAGTTGTTGCGACCACGGGCAACATGTCGTGTGCGCGAAGCAGGACGCCTCGATATCCTTGGAAGCTGCAGCGTTCGTAGTAGCCGCGCTCGCCGCCGGCGCCAGTAGCAGCGCTATTATCGCCCTGCACGCGGAACAGCGCGGCAATGCGCCAATCGCCGACAACTTGAACGTTTTTGCAGCACTCATATTCCGAGTCCGGAGAGTAGAGGCCGACATCCCAGTTCGCTGCAAGCGCGGTTTTGCCTGTGTCATTCCAATCGGAAATGCCGTCCGTGCCGATCCAGGGGACAAGGCGAACATCCTCGAGGCCCCAATGGGACGCGTAGGAGTAGCCGCTCGCGCGGGTAAGTGGGGCGACAAAGGCCGAGAAGGCTTTGGCGGTTGCCGGCGTTGTGCCCGAACCATCCGTGTTCATAAGGTTTGTGAGCTTGTAGGTGTTTACGCCATCGGTGCGCGTGCCGCCCGTGGCCGAACGGTCGGTGATGCCGGACACCGATTCGACCTTGCTCCCTGTCCCGTAGGCGATAAAGCTCGTGCCGGCCCAGGTCTTCTGCCGCGATGTGCTGCCGGGGTCCCAGAAGCCAACGCCGCCGCCCTTGATGGTCACGCTATCGGGGATGCGGATGCCGGCGCCGCTGAAAACATAATACTGCGAAAGCGCGAATATCTGACTGATGCCGTTTGACGCGCAATAGGACAGGGCCGCGGTCATCGCGCTTGTGTTGGCGGCGGCCACTGCAGAAGCACTACCAGATGAAGGCAGGCCGGGGGTTACGCCGAAGTATTCGACCGATAGGTTTTTCGTAATCGTAAACTGGCTGAACGTGATGTTGTTCACGCCGACGCTTTGCGGGTCGGCTGACGAAACAACAAACAACTGGCCACCATAGATGGTGCCGTTTGTAACATAGACCGTGCTGCCGCATACGAAGTCCGTGTTGCCGTCAAAGTCAGGCGTGCGCGTCCAGGCCCCGGAATTTGCCAAATAAATTCCATTTTGCTTCGGGTCCGACTGTTTCCACACAAGTACGCGCATATTGTGATAGGCGCTTTCGTCGGATGAGCCGAAGGTTTGCCCGTCTATAGTTTGGTAGCCCGACAGCGTAATATTTTCGGTTGTCGCAGCACGCACCGGCATCTTGCCGACAGTTGTTGCCGTCGCGCCTTGGAGGCGATTATAATTGTCGACCATAAGCACGTCTCCTGCGTTGGATGCGCTGTTTCCGCATCCGCCGGCACATTTGGCTGTGTAGATTGGGGGGAGGCCGAATCCTCGGACCTCGACGTCAATCGTCAGATTGGTCGAGCTAATCGAGGCGCAGAGCGGCGTGCGGAAACAGCTGAGCTGCGCGACAAGGGCAGCTTTTATCGCTTCATCAGCCATGCGTTAATTCCTTTGCAGGCTGCGTAGCGCTATAATGCAACGCGCGTACTGGCCGGAATCGAGAGGGGGAAAACATGACGTAGTCACCGACACTCGAGCGGAGTTACGCCATGTCACATTACAAGCGCGGCAAGTGCCGTTATCAGGGGAAGGGCCGCCGCAGCGGCGAAACATTCAGAAGGGGGAGACTTGGGTTGAAGCCCGTTCGCGTGCCGCACTGGACCGAGCGCGATCCGGAGATCGATTACTGGCCGGCGGGCTCTGGGCGTTGCCATTGGTGGGCATACCCACGATGGCACGACATCATCTACCATTCGCGCAGAAGGCGAGCGGCCGAGGCGCGGCTGGAACATCGCATTTTAACCGGCCAAGACGATCCCGAGGGGGTTTGCTGGCCTCTTTCAAAGAAACCGCACGTCTACTACTGGTGAGCCAATGACACTCGAAGCAGATTACAGAAACCCGCACAAGCCGGCGCCTGGAAGGGGCCGCATCAAACTCATTGTGGGGGTTGCTATCGCAGCCCTCGTGATCATTACGGGGCTACTGGCCTACTTTTCGGTGCAGCAGAACCAAGTGGCCGTCGTGACGCAATTCGGTAAGGCGGTACGCCTTGCGGGCCCGGGCTTGAACTTCAAACTACCATGGGTGGAGACGGCCAATACGTACCGCACGGACATTCTCGAGCTCGTGCCGACAAAGCATGCCAACACCTACACGGTCGATAATCAGGAAGTCGACATTTCCTACACCGTGTTTTACGTCCTGCCAAAGGACCGGCTGCTATATTTGTTCGAACACGTGCAGGACTATGAGTCGCGGCTGGCATCTCTTTCAAATGACCGCGTGAAAACGGCGTTTGGGCATGCCAACGCGCAGAAGATTGCCGGCGATCGTGGTTCCATTCGTGATGCCATCTTTTCCACCTTGAAGACGGACGCCGTGCATCTCGGCGTGGAGGTCGTGGATTTCCAGCTCACCGACTTGCAATACAAAGAGTCGTTCCGGAACGCAGTTGGCAATGCGGCGGTACAAAAAGCCAACATCGAAGCCGTTGAATATCAACGCCAGCAAGCCGAGAAGACGGCCCAGATGGTGAAGATCGCCGCGGAAGGTGAGGCCAACGCAGCACGCGAGAAGGCAAGGGGGTCGGCCGACGCTACGCTATTGCAAGCCGAGGCGACCGCGAAAGGCATTCAGCTGAAAGGCGAGGCGGAAGCGAAAGCCATCGAAGCGCAAGGCAAGGCCATCTCAACAAATCCAACCTACGTGGAATACAAAAAAGCCGATCGCTGGAATGGCGAGCTGCCGAAGTCAATGCTGTCCAGCGTCATGCCTTTTATGAACGTCGATCAGCACTTGCGGCCTTAATAATACGGGTAGCCCGAAGCGCGCATATTGTTGATGCGTGTGCCGCCAGAACGGGCACGAACGAGCCGGCCGGGGGGCGTCCAGCACTCCGGCTGATTGACCGCATCCCTTCCTTTCGCCACATAAAAGCTGCGCTTCGCCTGTTTCTCGAGCTGTTCGATTTTCTGCACATCGGCATTCATCAGAAACGGGGCTGTCCGAACAACGAGTTCGTCGACCAGCGCATCAGTGAATGATGGCGTCCATTTGCCAACATCGTAGCCGTGCCTCGGGTCATCCGAAACGTATTGCAAATATAGTGGGTTGCAGTCCGCGTAGATGAACTCGCCCTCGAGCATGAAGTCGCGAAGCGTCGGGCGAAGGCGTTCGTTGTCGCAGATGCGGATAATGCGAACATAGTCCTCGGGCTGCTCGTACACGTACTGGTAGCCAAAGTTGGATGTCACCGTAGCGGAGGGTTGAAGCTCATCTGTGCGCGCGGCAAACTTCCACAAAGCGCCTTCAATGAGTTTCTCAACTGCGGAATCGTAGACGCGATCGATAGCGCGCTGTTCTGGGCGGGCGTCACTGAGCGAAAGCAAAGGGCGCTGGCCGCACTTTACAAGCGTGCGACTGAATATGTCGAGTTTATCGGCCATGTGCGCCCCTCGGAATAATTAGGCAGCCGCTTGCTGGCGGCGGCCGGGTGTTGCGGATTTTCGTGCAATGGCGGCGAGCTGTTCTGCTTCGCGCGCTTCGATCGCCGACTTGTGCGCGGCGGCTTCAGCCGGCGTCGGCATGCGCAACATCAGGTCGCGCAAATACCGCTCGAGGCGATTGTCGGCGAGCGTTTTGGATTTCATATCCTTGTCGACAACTTCATTGTCGTTGCCGACGACGCGCCAACCTGTGGCCAGCTGCTCGACCCGTGGAACGGCCCGACCGTCCTGGTTCATTTTGACGATTTCGAAATCCGCCTCATCCTTTGTCAGGAGCTCGCGAATTTCGAAGCTGTGCATGCCGTGATATTTGGCCGGCAGGCGGCCGGACAAAACGTGAATTTCGGCGCCGCCAGGAATGATGCGCTCGACGGTGACAAACACATCGAACGAACCGTCGGCGGCTCGCACGCGAAGCACGTCCAGGTCTTTAAGCCGACCTGTCGCGTGGTGCCGCCAGAAACTGGGGTCGAAAAGGTCTTCGAAAGTTTCGGTTTCGCCGAGGACTGTCAGGTATTCCTGTGTCTCCAAGCCGTCTCTGTTTGCGGCATTATTCTGGAAGGCATTGTGGCGGAGATGCTTGGTCATGTTGCTCCTTGGGGGCGTAAAAAAAGCCGCTGATTGCGGCTGGAAAGGCGTTGACGTGAGGGGGTGTTCTATGCAAGCTGCGTAGCGTCCTGGGTCTAGTGCCACAAGCTACAGGAAGATGGCCGCCAGGGGGGTTTTGCAACCGGCCCCTTTGGCGGTTATTCGCTGGAAGGCCCATTTTCACTGCACAGTGAATTTCAGCGTTTGCTGAAACAGCGGTTTTCCAAAAAATTTCCAAATGAATACGAGAAAAAGGGCGGCCGAAGCCGCCCTCTAAGGTTATGTGCTCGAGAAAAGCGTAACCGTCGCGCCGCCAGTCGACACAGTCGACAGCGCGGAGACATAGCTCCAAGTCGCGCGTGGTGTGGTCACGTCCAGAAGCGACACAAGGTCGTATTTGCGCATGCCACGGCGGAAGCCGTCCGTGAAATACTGCGAACCAACAATCTGCGTGATGGTGTCGGTTGTGCGATATGCCCACACGTTGCCGCCAGTCCCGATGAAGTCGAGAGTGGAACCGGGTGTGAAGCCGCCCGCAAGCGCCGGCACCAAGAGGTGGGGCGTTGTAGAGCCGGTAGTCAGCCAAGTAGCCATAGTCTAGCCCTCCTATGCGTAAGCCGAGCCATCGTGCAGCATCTGGACAATACCAGTCTGTTGCAGCAACAGCGAGCCATGGAAAAGACTAGCGCGAGACCAGGACAAGTCCTGTTTTGCTTCATAGTCCACCTTTACGTCCATTTCCGTGCTGTTTGCAGCATGGCCAATAGAGTTCTTGTGGTACATGTAACATTTCTCACTTGTAGTCGACTTTCCGGTGAGGTTGGGATGCACGAACCAATTTACGCCCATCCAGCGCCGCATTTGCTTTGCGGGACCAGCAAAAGGTTTAACCTCTACATAGTCCGCAGAAGCGAATTCTGTGGCCTGCATGAGATAACCTTCAAACGCCGGTGTGATGATCGCAAACATATTATCCTCTTCCCAAAGCGGGACGGCGTTGTTGCCGAGGATACTACGTGCGTGGATAACCATAGGCAAATTAGCCGTGGTGGCAGTGCCTGTGGTTGTGGTGGCCGTGTCGAGCTGTGCGGTAATCACAGCATCAATATTTCGGTTCAGGACTGCAACCGAAGCCGATTGCATGATCTTTTTCTGATCACCCTGAGACGCAAAAATATTGAAGCCAGTGCGCTCAAATGCCGAATGGAATTCGGTAAGCGTTACTGTGCTTTGCACGTTGCTAACGGTCGCGAATGGAATGTATCCATTGACGCCGCGAGATGTGGCGGCCATACCGCCAGAGCCGGCTACCAGGAATACTGCCTGATTGCCCTTTATAACCGCTTCGCGAACACACGTCGCGCGCAGGAGAGAATAAGTCTGCTCGAACGCTGCAATGTGTTCCTTGCGGTACTGGGTGACGAAGGCTGAGTCAGCCATGGTCAATTCTCCAATACTAGAGGGGAACGATGGGTTGCTTTCGAGCCGTGAGTAGAGGGTGGCCGTAATGGCGCACGTTGCGGGGTATCCTTACGGGGCCGCTTGCGCGTGTTCAGGGGCGCTACTTGTTGGCTGGTAGTTTGTGTCGTTGCGTGTGCGGGGCTGCAAAGCAGGGTGGCCGGGCGCGTCGACTGTCACTTTTGGAAAAGGGACTAAGGGTGGCCGTGAATTAAATCTCACAGCCACTAATTAAATCTAGGAATACATGTATTATGCGGCTCTGCGTCGGCCGCGTGATTGGGCTTCCAGAGCCTCGCGGGCGTCCGCAATTTTCTTGTCCCAGCCGCCCCGCCAATACTCGTCGATGTTCGTGTTCATGAGCCGCTCGCCCTCTTCGATGTCGTTTTGCGACTGGGTTCGCGCGTCACCTCGAATGAAGCTGGCATCGCCGTAGGTGTTTCTGGCTGCATCGATAATGATGCGCAGCACGTCCGGGTCATTGATCAGTTTGTGCGAGACGCCATTGGCGTCGGTCCAGCGCGCCTGCGTGAATGCCGTCCGCGCGGACTCGCCCATCATAGCCGGGTCTTCGAGAAAACGGCGCACGAGCGCGGCGGTGGGCTTGTAGTCAGCTGGCCCAAGCTCGGCGCGCAGTATCTCACGCATTTTGTCGCCGTCCTCGGCGTCGGTCACCTGGGCGGTTTCCCAATATGCGGCTTGCTGTTTTGCGATCGTGTCGGCGTACCAAGCGGCAGCTTTATTCAGCTGGCTTTGCGACATGTTCTCCGCATAGGCCAGTTCTTTGAAGCTGTCGATGTAGGGCGCGTCGGCGTCGGTCCACTTGTGCCCGGCAACCTTGGGGAAGTCGTAGTCTTTGGGGGCGGCCGGCAGGCCGTTCTCTTCGCGCCACGCCGCCTTTTCGTCATCGCTGGCGTCGGCCGGCAACTGAGAGCGGAGATCGCCAGCGCGGATACGTTCCTGTGCAGAGAAGCCGCTCACCATGTAGTCGAAGCTGCTGCGATAGCGGCCGAGCTGGTTCAAGATAGCCTTTCGCCGTCCCTCCAACTTGTCGGCCGGAAGTTTGTCTTTCAGCCGCTCGAGAAGCTTGTCCGCAAAAGCTTCGCGCCATTTGGGGTCTTCGTCGGCAGTAACGGGCTTGTCGCCGGGCTTTTCGTCCGCTTTTCCCTCGGCCGGCGCGTCCTCGCCATCGGCGTCATCCAAGATCGATGTGGACCTCGGTTTCGCGGCCGGTTTGGCATCTTGCGCAGCGGGTTTGTCTTCGGCAGCCGGTGCATCTTCCTTTTGCTCTTGGGAGGGCGCTGGGTCGGCGGGCTTGTCCTCGGCCGGCGTGTCCGGCTTTGGGTTGTCGGGCGTTCCTTCATTAAGGAGGGTCAGGTCATCCAGCGAGAAATCTTCGGCATCGGCCATGCTTAGTAAGCTCCACCATTAGCGGTTGGGCCAGCCGGGGCAACCGGGGGCGCTGCGCCTTCGGGTGGCATTTGTTGTTGTTGGGGTTGCTGGGCTTGAGCGGCGACGGCCTGCAGTGCGGCCAACATCTCCGCATGTTTTGCCATTGCGGCTTTCTTCCGCTTTGGGTCTTTGTGAATTTTAGCGTGCTCGATCATGGTATGGAGGTCGGAGTGGGCCTGATAGTCGTCATGCCCGCCATCTTTGGTGGGCTTCGCCGTTTCTTTTGATTTACTCATTTGGGGTTTCCCTTTGGTACTTGGCGCGCAAACGCTCTTGTGCGAGTGCGAGTGGCCTTGCCCGCGATTTGCTTGGTGGTGTCATCAGTGGATGTAGCAGCTTGGCCAGTTCGAGGCCGACAAACCGCTTACCCTCCGCGAAGGCGCTGTCGCGGTCGGAGCCAGGGCGATACGAAAGAACATCCTGGTCTGTTATGTATTTGAGGTATTCGACGAACAGCTTTTGCTGCCCGGCATTCGCTACGCCTTCAACCAGTGCACGATAGGCATAGACCACTCCTTGATCGTGGTCGGGCGGAAGCCAAGGGTGCTGTTTGGGCCGCCAGAAAGTCTGCTGTGTCACAAAAACTCCGATTTAGTCGCGGGTAATAGTCCAACCCCTTGCGGTTAGATTGTTCGCGTGGGTTATGCCTGTTGCGGATGGCACGGAGTTAACTGCAATATTAAGCGTGCCATTATTTGTGTTGTATGAGTCCAGCGTCGCTAGAATGTAGTCGACGGCCGCTTGGTTAAAGTTGTTATTCTGAAGAATAACCCAGCTCAGGCCCGGGCAATTGTCTATGTTTATGCTCGTGAGCTGGTTGTGATCCATTTGCAGCTGAGCGTTGGTGCCGGCGGCAAACCTTCCGGAAAAGTTTGCACTCGTGTAATTGTTATAATGCGCCAGCACGCTTGTGAGGAAATTTGAATTCGGGGTCAGGGTGCCACTCAGCCCCATGCCCCAAATCCACAGCTGGGAGACAGCCGTCAATTGCGGCAATGGGAGATCGCCTGTAAACTGGGGGTTATCGCGAATGCACACGTGCCATGAGTGTGTGCCGGTCGCCCCCCAATTGATATGATACGACGCGCTGGTCTGCACCGCGCCGCGAAGGTCTTCCAAAAGAGGGGACTGACTCAGGTCCAAGGATGTTAACCGGCCGCCTTCTACAGCAACGCGCTTCACTGCGGATGTTCCGGTTAGATTTATGGATGTAAGAGACGAACACCCATAGCACTCTATGTCGGTGATGGCAGAGAAGTTGGAGAAATCGAGCTGCGTAATGGGGTTGTAGTTTGACGCCCACGTTTTTAAAGACGTTTTAGCAAGCTGAAGGCCGCTAACGGCAGATACGTTTTGTTGCGTCAGCAAGGGAATTGTATTGGTGCCGCCGTCTGCAGCGTCATAGCCGACGTTGATGTCTGTCAGCGCGGACCAAGGCTTAACGTACAGGGTGTGTTTCCGCTGGCTGGAAGACCCGAAATTCTTTGATGGAGCACCAATGGCGGAGACGCTGCCGTCGCTGAATTGCCAGACAATCAGCTGCGATCCCGTCGTGGTGATCATTGGCGCAAAGGTTGAACCTTCAGTTGTAAACGAAATGCGGGTAGCGTCGGATGCACGCGGAAGGCGAGCAATGTAGGTTCCGGTATTGACCTGAAAAACCGCCTGCGTGTGCCCATGCCCAAAAGTGCTCACGGCGTTGTTTGTCGAGTCCACGACGACGGGGAAACTGGTGAGCGCCTCGGGTGTCGCAAGGTGCGCCACCGATCGGTTCATGTAATTTCCAGGGTGGGTGTAAAGGTCTTTGGTCGCGCCGCTCCATGTAATAAGGTTTGTGTCAATAGCGTAGTTGTCCGCGCCGGCCACGCCGAAAATCGCAACTCCCGCCGCCGGCGTCGTGACAGAGTATGTCGCATCCCATCGGTCGCCCGGCGTAGTGGTTGACGTGCCGGATACGAACGAAACAGCGCCGCCCGTGATCGTGTAGACGTCGACACCGACATAATAGCCGACAGCTGCAGACGGTGTGACGACTACGTCGGCCGTTGTGCCCGTAGGCAGCGATGCGTAATAGATGCCTTGTGCGGCGTGAGTTACCGTCGACCCTTGCGTGTAGACTGCTTGTGTCGCCGCAACGCCGCCGATGGTCACACTCGATATGGTTACAGTGCCCTCACCGTTAAGAGTGACGACAGCCACCGCAACACGATTGGCGTCTGGCGTTCCTACTGGAGCCGCCGAGTATGTGCATGACGTCGCTACGGCCGGGAAGGTTGCACTGCCAACATAGGTGCAGACGGGGGTTACGGGCAGAGTGACGCCAATTGTCGATGGGCCTGCCGCGGCGGCGGTCACAACGCCGGTCATGACAGCGAGCTTCCCGTTATTTTGTAAATCTCAGCGCGCACGTGCATAATGGTGGCGTCACTGCCGGCAGCTAATGTTGCATTCGCAACCGCGCCCGTTCCGTCCGCTCTTTGCAAAGTAACGCCGGCAGCCGGTGTCACGACAAGCCCGCCAGCGCTTGGTTCCGAATAAAGGTGAAATGCACGCGCGCCAGCGTTGAGCCCCTTGGCAATCGTTACGGTGCGAGATGATGTGTCAGTCGACGCTTGCACAATCAGACAACCCGCGTCAGCGTCTGTAAGCGTGATGTTCCCGGCGGTGCCGTTCGACGCTCGCGTATTGGTCACGTAGAGCGGGCCGAATAGTCCGGACGCTTCCTGGGATAGCTGTACGGAAACGCCAAGGGAAAGAGAGGCGTTCACGACGCTGCAAATGGCGATGGCTGGCGTTGCGGTGTCAATGACGACTACAACGTCACTGACTTGCATGCCCTCGAGCGCGCCATTGGAAAAGTAATAAGGGGCCACAACGGCTGGGATCGAATCTGTCGATCTGTAGACCCAGATGTTGCCACCCTTGTTGCTTCCGCTGGCGCCGCCGGCCAAAGCTGGGACTGCCAGGAATGGAGGATTGGAAACCGCATACGTCATTCGATAACCTCTTCTGCGGAAATCGGATTAAGCAGGTACAGGCCGGCGTCCTTAAGGTATTGCTGAAGTTCGACATCAGCTTCCGGCTTCGACATTCCGCGCTTGATTTCTTCGTTGCCGACGCCAAGGAGTCGCCAGCGGGTCGCCGCGGTGAACTGCAAACGAACCTCTGGAGGAGCTGGCACAAACGTTCGCTCCGTGTCGCTTTGCCCTGGTAGCTTGTGGCGCAAGCGCATGGTTGCGCCAGCTGGCGTAATTAGCGTGACGGTCAATTCAACGTCGAATTCATCATTATGACCAATCACCCTGATTACATCGTAGGGGTGCATCTGTTTGTTGCATTTCGCCCAGTTCTTCGGGATGAAGAGATCGTCATAGCTCACGTCTGGGCCCAGACGAATGCAGTATCGCGCAGTCAAATAGTCTTCGCGGTGAGTTAGGGCATGTTCGTTGATCAAACCCATGCGACGGCTTTCTTTCATTAGGCAGCAAGAGCCAAAATCAACGCCATCGCTTCATCATCGTCATCGCCCACGTCGGGTGGCAAGACCCGCAAAATTGCGGCGACATCCCGATTGGGGTCGAAATAGTCGATGGGTAGTGTTTTGGCGGTCGGCTCGGAGGGGGAGGCATCCCGATTGGGGCCAGGATGGTCAATGGATGGTGCTTCGGCGGTTGGCTCGGAGGGGGCGACAGTTTGCGAAATCGCCCTGATAAGCTTCGGCTTGCGCCGTTTCTTTTTCTGCTCGCCTTCGGGATTGACGTTGCGCACGCCGCCAGGGACCGAGCCGAGAGGCTTCCCGATCGGTGGAGGAAGGGCAATAGCATCCTTTGTCTCCAACCCTTCCGCTGTAGCGCTTGTGCTGATCGCAGAGGACCCGGCGCCGCTGTTTGCTGTCGCCTGTCCATTTGCTGTAGCCAAAAACGTGATTGCGGCCGACCCGGTCGCCGAAAACGCACTCTCTGTGCTTGCGGCCTCTGAAGTCAGAATTGCCGCACTGCCGGCGGCGCCGGCAGATACAACGCCGGTGGCGGCTTGCGTTGTCGAAAGGGTGGCTACACCTATGGCCGACTTTGTGGCACTTCCGGCCGCGGTCGCTTCGGTAACAATTGCGGCTATCCCGGAAGCGCTGATAGACGTCGTCTCTCCGGCCGTCGCCACAGTTGTAATATCCGCGGACCCGGCGGCTTTTGCGCTTTCTGCGCCGACAGCTGCGGCGGTCGTTGAAACCGAAACGGTTCCAACCGATTGCCCAGCAGAAGTGGCCGCACCAGTCGCCGTGGCCGTTGTTGTGATCGTCGCCGTGCCAGCAGTTAAAGCGGTCTCTGTGCCGAGCGCTGCCGCGGACGTCAATATCGAAGCCGTTCCGGAGGCCGCGATAAGTTCGCTACTGGCGCCTGCGGCAGCGGTTGAAACCGCCCCTGTACCGGCGGCGTTTTGAGTTTCGGCGCCTACCGCAGACGCAGTGGTTGAAATGGCCGAGGATGCCGAGGCGCCGCCGGCCGCGGTTGCCGCAAGTGCGATCAAGGCAGAGCCGGCAGTGCTTTGAGTTTCGGCACCTACGGCCGAAGCTGCCGTTGTTATAGTGGAAGAGCCGGCACCACTGGCGGCTGCACCGGATGTGCTTGCCGCTGTCGCCACAGTGACGATCGCCGAAGAGCCCGCTCCGCCGGTTATTTCCGAGGAGGTTGCGCTTGCTGTTGTCGCCAGCGCGACAGAGCCTGCAGCGCTATCCAGTTCCGAGCCGATCGCGGTCGCGGATGTCGCACAAGCGCAGGACCCCGCGCCAGCGACCATAATATTGAATGAGCTTGCCGCGGATGCGGTTGTTGTGAGCGGAGCGGCGCCAACCGTCGCCGTCAGCGCCGCTCCGATGGCAGTCGCAGCGGTCGTAATGGGTGAAGTTGTACTAGAAGCCGCTGTTTCGCTGCCGGTCGCGCTGGCTGTTGCCGCGATTGCGACCGTGCCAGCCGCAGGCGCTGACCCGCCAGCCGAGATATCGCCGGATAGGTCAGCTGTACCGAGTACGCCGGACCCGAGCGGACCATCGCCAAGCGCACCGCTCCAGTATTGCGGCGCTCCCTTTATTGCGCTTCCGGCGCCGGCGACGGCTGTCTGAATAGAGACCGTCGAACCGCCGGAAGCGAGGGGTAAACCGACAGCGGTGGCCGAAGTCGTAATGGTTGCGGTGCCGATGCCGCCCAAGCCAAGAAACTCAAGGGCAAGTTGGCCCGCCGCGTTGTTAGCAACGGCATCGCTGCCGCACAACGCCACCCACGGCACAGTGGTTGATGTTGTACCGTATAGTGTCTGAATGTCGCCGGAAAAGGTGCCATTAACAAGAGTGGCGCTTTGAGTCCAGCCGGAACCCTGTGTTGGCGCACTGCCGGCCCCGACCGGGCAGTATCCCTGCGTGGCCATGACAAGCGATGTAGCGGCCGGGGCGCTGGACAAGGTAATCGATCCCGCACCTGCAGCCGTGGACGTGCCGGTTGCGGTGGCCCCAACTGGAGTAGAGGTATTGTAGCCGGTAATGGTGAAAATGTTGACGCCGGCGGGCGCCGACCCGGCAAATGAAACCGAAACCGTCATCGACGCGCCCGTTGTCACGGGGGCAGTCCAAACAATACAGGCACCCTGGTCCGCTGTGGAAACAGGGTTTAACTGGGAATGCCGCACCGTCCAACTAAGGCTGCCGCCCGAAATCGTCGCGGTGCTTAAATTGGCAAGATTGGCGGTTAGCGCTTGCGCAACGACAATAACAAGGGAGTTGTTAGGCGGCGTAAAGCTGGAACTCGCGGTTCCAGGGGCTAGAAGCGTGTTCCCACTGCTATATGCGGAGGCAAGGACGATTGCCATAAATCAGCGTCTACACTAGATCGCTGCATCGACTTGCGCGGTCGACACAATTGTGCCGGCGTCGATCGCGTCGTAGACCGCTTTGCGCGTCTGGTAAATTCCTTGTCGGAATTGAGCAATAGCCGCGCCGGCGGCTTGTAGAGCAGAAAGACTCAGAGTAACCCATTCGCCGTTTAGGGCCTGGAAGAGTAACGGCTCGGTGAGCCAGCCCCGTTCGAGGGCCACGATCGCCGCCACAACCATGCCGGTCTGCTCGCCCGTGGTCGAAAGTTGAATGCCGTTAGGAAGCATCAACCCAGCATTTGCTTTCGTAGTCGAGCATTGCAAGGCATAGTCTCTGAGGCGCATTTTGCCCCAAGCGGCGGGCGTATCAACGGCTTGCCAAATTATCGTTGCTTCCGAGCCATCCTCGTTGACGTTCAGCGTTTGCGGGATAAGAACCTGAGTATAGTTGTCGACAACAGGACGGTTGTCGATGACTAAACGCCATTCGGCACGCTCCGCCTGCCCAACATCGTTGAGCCCATTTGTAGCCAAGCGAAGCTCTGTAACCTGCCATGATCCGGAGGCGTCGGAAACTTTAGCAATATAGGGCATGGGGCTATCCTGAATGGTCTAAAAGACGCGCGGGCTTAACCGCCTGCACAACAAAACGTATTTCGCCGGCGACGGTCTGCTGAAAAAGTGGACGGAAATCCGCCCTGTAGTACGGGCGGTAATCCGTCATGGGCGTGACGCCGACTTGTTTGGCGTATTCGGTCTGGTCGAGAAAAATCAAGCTTTCGAGGGTGATGGCCCGGGAGTGGCCGGGGTCGCCCCAGCACCAGGGCGACGTGTAATGCGGGCAGTCGGCGAAGAACATGCCGTCCGGCTTGAGGATGCGCCAGAAGTCGGCCCATTGATTGAGCCAGAAGCGCCAGTCCCCTTGCTGCCCTACATGCTCTAAAACTTGGCTGGCGTGGATTTCGTCGAAGGTGTTGTCGTCAAATGGCAGCGGGAGCTTTGTCAGGTCCCAAAGCACATCAGGCTTGCAGTCCGGGTTGATGTCAAGCGTGACGAGTTTGGCCCAGTCGTCGCGCTCGTTGCAGGAGAGCTTCTTTTTGTGGTTGTAGCCGGAGCCGATGAGCAGTTCCATCAGCCGGCAACCTGACTGGGCGGGCCAAATCGGATGAGGTGATTGCCGCTGTGCCCCATCTCGAGACTCAGGTCCATGTCGGCCCACATTTCAATGCCAGCGGCGCGGCATTTGTGGCAGAACATGACGTCTTCAGAAATGAATTCACGCGGTGGCGTATGTCGCTCTTCGTACCAAGGATAGGGGATTTTCTCGTAAACTTCGCGCTTCACGAGCACAAAGCCGCCGCCCAAAAGTTCAGCTTCCTTCAAGCCCGTTATCGAGGTGTCGCTTAAGTCCTTTGGTCGGCCGACAATCTTGTACGGCTCAGCCTTCTGCATATAGAAGGCGCCGACGATGTCTTTGTCATGCGCCAGCAACCGAACAAGGGCATCAGTCGGAAAGGCCATGTCGCTGTCGATCCATAACAGGTGCGTGAACTGCTGGGGCGCGGCCAAGACTTCATGCACATGCTGATTGCGCGAATGCGAAATCCCGCACATGCGAAAATTGAGGATGCCGGCTCTTATGCCGTTTTCTGCCGTAGTGCCGCATAGGCCACCAAAGCAGACGCCCATGTCCGCTTTCCACGTGTCTCCAGATGGAATGCAGTAGGCAACGAGTGTGGTTATGTCCAAGCTCCCAGAGTTGTTGTGGCGCCGGTGCTCACCGGCCAGCATGTGAAGTACGAATCTGCCTTCACCACCGCAGCAATAGCCGTTACGAGTGAGATGGCAGGGACAAGGGTGCCGCCGGCGTTTACGCGAAACTGGCCATCGCACATGACGTACAGGTTAGTTGCGGTGCTCGCCGTCATGATCGAGGCGCCGGAACCAGTGGCCGTGATCAACACGCCGACAGGTGCGGCTGCCGTTGTTGGCGTCGCGCCGTCGAGGCCGAACGCGGTCCAAAGGGTCGAGCTGAATGTGGCGTTGCCGGTGCCGATCAGGTCGATTTTGGCGTTTCCCGAGGCGCTCGAAAAGCCGGTGATGTAGAGAAGCGCCTTGAAAAAGTACCGTGTGGATGCCGCCACTGTGAGCGAGCCAGCGGATGGCACGTTGAAGATTTTCTGTGCCGCCGTTGTCGATGTCAGCGTGTAATCGGCGGTCAGGGCCGCGAACTGTACGGCCGGGACAGCGCCGCGCGACGACGCGCAGGGCGTGAACATCAAAGCGGTGCCGTTGTATTCGCAAGCCCCGTTTGCCGCAGCTGATAGGTTCGTCCCGGATGTAAATGTGAGCGGATCGACGCTGGTTGTGCCGGCTTGGCAAGTAATACTGATCGGCCACAGATTCTCGATGTCGTCATCGCATAGGGTGAGCGACACATAGGCGGCGCCACTAGTCAAGTTGATCGCCGACCCGCCATTGGTGGAGGCAAAAATCGTGGCACGAGTAAGCGTTGCGCCCGAAAGCGTGTACAGACCTCTCCCCACCTCGCGAGCAGTCGGAGCGCTTCCCGGTTCTGCTATCTCATAGGTGACATACTTGCCGTCCAAAGCCGCCGGTACGCCAATGAAGCCGGTTACGGTGGCCCCAAGCGTTAACGTGCCGGTCCCCGTTGTCGCCGTTAAAACGCGAACGAGGTTTTGTAAGGTGGAGAAGGCCACAGGCTAAACGATCGTGATGGCTGTGCCGGTCGTCAATTGCGGAGTGACGCCGTTTGAAACCGCCAGCGTTGGCGAGATCGAGCCAGAAAGCAGAAGTGTGCCTGCGCCGGCCGAAGACAGCCCGATGCCGAAATAGGTTTCGGTTTCACCGCCGCCGGTTGCTTGCGGGAAACTTAGCGTCACATTCGGGCTAATCGAGCTCGCCGCACCAGCTGACGACCCTTGTGTGGCCGTGAAAGCGCCGGCTGTGGAACCGCGGAAAATAGGGATGCGCGTATAGCTCGTATACGCGGCCTCGGATGTTGCCTGCGAATTCGTCGTAGGCGCGGCTGTATGCAGCGATAGCCACAACGAAGTGTTCGTGCCAAGAGTTGAGGCTACTGCAATATTCGTTGTGTTGGCGCTGGCAGCCTGAAAGATCAGCTGCAGAATACCGTAGCTCCATTGGGGGGAAAGCGGCATGGGTAGTTTCCTTAGATTTGCGGGGTCGCCGTCGCTCCGACGATTTGCCCTTTTTCGTTGCGCTGGATGCTTATTTTCTTCGGCTTATTCACGTTCTCCTCGAGAGTGGAGACCTGCGATACAAGCCTAGCGAGCAGACTTGCCAAATCAGTTCCGCCTGAAGCGGGGAGTTGCTGTGGAGCCATCGCGCCGCCCGGCGGCATTGCATGAATTTGACCTGGGGTCTGGGGGGCTGGGTCGGGCTTAGCTGCGAGTTCGCGAGATTTCGCAAGCTCGATCACGGCGACGCTCATTTCGCTTGTGGCCTTTTCTACAGCCTGCAACGTGTCAGCATTCGCGCCGACGGTCGCGTCTGCAACTTTTTGCATAGCGCCCAAGAGCTCTTTTCCAGCGTCCTTGTTTTCCCCAGTTTCGGCGATTTTTTTGATTGCCTGAAGCAGGTCCTTCTCAAAGTCTCGATTGCTTAATGACTCGACAAGGTCTTTTACGGTCTTCATGGACGCAGTATTAGACTTGCCAGACTCAACCGTGGCCTCATGGAACTTTGCCAAAATCTCAGCGTTTGACTCTCCGAACTTGGCCGCAATATCGCTCACGGTGCGCATTGAGTCTTCGCGGGCCGAGCTCAGTTCACGCACGAGGTCACGCGCAACTTGCACTATTGGGCCTGCGCTTGCAGCGGCATCGCGGGGTTGCTGATTGGCTGGACGGGGAGAGGGTGAGGACGAAGCCGAAGAAGCGGTGCGCGACCGTGGCTGTTGCATCGGGACGGAAACCGGCTTCTGCGCGGGTTGCGCCTGCGGGATCAATGCAGGCCCGGGGCTGGCATCAAGCCCTGCCCCAGCGCTAAATCCTGTTCCGGCATCCCCAGAGAGAACGGCCTGCGTTTGATTTGGCATCCAAGGCTGAGGCATGCTTTCGTTGGGGTTGGCCGCCGGGCCTTGATCGCCAACGTCGGGCGCGGACATGCCCATCGCCCCAGCAAGTTCTGGGCTGCCTTGGGCCGAGCCCTGCACAACCTTTTGAGCGGCTGGCGGCAGTAGTCCGAATTTCTGGCCGGCATCGCCCATTTTCGAACCGGCGTCGCCGGCGTTCTGTGCGATCTGGGAAACGGCATGAGCCGCCTGCATTTGCGCCGCGGCTGCTTTTTCTTGGGCCATTTGCTGCTGATCGTGCTGCAGTTCGCCGTCCGTCTTCCGCCAAGTCGCGGGCGTCCCGAGACCTCGAATTGCGTCGCGCAAACTGCGATCGACGTGCAGTGGGTTGGCGGTGGCGCCGCCCTGCATGCCCAAGCCAACCAATTCCAGCGCACCCTTGAAATACTCGACCTTGACCTGATCCGACGCTTGCTGAATGGGGGACTCAAAGGCCCATGTGACGTCTGCGCCTGAAAGGCCAGGAGGCAGAGGGGCGGCAATTCCGGCGGCAGCATCCTTTGCAAATACATTCATGTTTGCTAGAGTGGCGTAGGTTTTATCTAGCAAACGTGTATTGTATTCTTGCTGCATCGGTTCGAATAGTGGCAACAAGTTGCGGATATGCTCTTCTAATCTTCGACCCAGTTCATACGCCGTCATGCGCGGGCTTGGTTCGGGTAGACCCAGCTTGTCGATAAAGAAGGCCTTCGACAGCATTTCGCGCAAGTCTTTTCTGATCTCGAAGCCTGTTTTCATGTCAGGCTCGAGACGAATAGCGTCGATCGCTTCTTTCAGACTGGCGTCATGCTCAAGATCGACCCAGGATATACCGCCAGCTTGAATATTCGGCTCGCCGATTACTATTTCTTGCTTTGCGATAAGGGGCGGATCGATAGACTTTTCGCCAGCCTCGAGCAAAATCTGATTGACCATCTGCGCCATCCTGGCATCTGGCAGGGCCAGCATTGCGCAGGGCGAAAAGGCGTATTGCGTCGATGCGAACATCGACCAGCGGGGCACAACGTAATTGAAAGTCGGGAGGCCGCCCTCGCGGATTACGCGCTGATGGGCCTGATCAAGATACAGAACGACATAGGGAAGTTTCTTGCGCGGGCCTTTCGGGCCCTCTTTGACCGTGTCGTATTCGTCGGCCGGCATGACCACGACACGAATTTCAAATTCCTTGTTTGGGGTCTTCTCGGCCGCCTCCTTGACTTCCGGGGCCAGAGCTCCGCTTTTACCAAAGCGCTCGACCATTTTGCGGGCTGTGATCATCTCCTTGCGATGCAAGTGATCGACTTCGCCGGTCTCGTTTTCGAGCCAAGCGCAGTCCTTCAAATGGTGGCTGCGGAAGAATAAGTGATCGCGGGTTCTGGGCGCTTCCTCGACCGAGATGACCGCCATACCAAAATTGACATAGAACCGATCGGCAAGCTTCGTAGCCCGCACAAATTTAGACCGCGGGTCGTAGATGTAGCGCCTTATGACGTGACTGACATACTCAAGATAGCGGGCATTGTCTTCGTTTGCGTCCACCTCATCATTCAACGTCGTTAGCCGGAACCATGGCCGGTCAGTCGGCCGAAGCATCGCACTCAGCTGGTTTGTCAACTCCCGGCTCATCAGCTCGGGAAAACTGTCCATGCGGTCGATCGCGAAATCTTGGCCCAAAATCAGTTTGGTCGTAAAATCGGCGAGGTCTGGCGCGAAATGCCACGCAACCTCCTGGCAGAGCGAATCGAGCTGCTTCTTATCCCCGAAGAGCTTGTCACCTAATGTGATGAGCTCTAGCGCGCGCTGGTCGATCGCCACTATTTGCCCAACACCGTGCCGACGCCGGCATTCCTGTTAGGTCCGGTCAAATCGGTCGATTCCCGCCCTTGCGGCAGGAGAAGGCTTTGCTTAGCTTGCGCTTCTCGCGCTTGCGCGGCGGCGTCATTGGGGACCGGCATCCGCGGTGGCGGCGGCACGGGAGGAGGTGCTGGTACGCTTCCCATCAGATGACCTTTGTGCTGTGCGTTGGCATTAGAGCCTTCCGCTGCCGAGCGTGCCGGAGGAATAAGGCTGAGCGCCGGACGTTCGCGTTGGGCTACCGAGCGGGTTAGAGCCCAAAACGCTTGAATTGCTGCTACCCTGACCAACCCGGAGCCCCTGTAAGGGGTCGACGCCGGCGCCGCGTGCGGCGGTTACGGTGGGTGTAATGCTCACCTTGTCGGTCGGCGGTGGCGCGGATGAATAAGAGGGGGAACTGCCCATTATTGCTGTCTCCTATAGCGAGAAAGCGGCCCCTCGCGCATGTGCGCAAATTGCGGCCCTTGATCTGCAGATTTGCGCGCCAGGGCACGCCGAACGGCGGTGTTGCCTACGGAGAGGCACATGACAACTGCATCGCCTTTTCCGGGCGATCGGCCGAGGCGTTCACGCAATTTGTCCTTGGACTCGATTTGAATGCCGCGTGCCTTGACTTCATAGCTCGGCGCGGCCAAATCGGCCCGCAACTCGGGATCAGGGGGCAGGGCAATAACTGAGCCGCCGGGTTGGTCCGGATCGAGCTCTTCGCGGAATTTCCACCACGCTTCGGCGCGTCGGTTGGCAAATGTCAGCTTGCCGTCTTTTGTGCGCGCTGTGGAGCTTTTGGAGCCGTTGAAACTGGTGTGATCAATGTTGTTGTCGCGCAGGCGCATTGTCACTGCGCCGCCATACCCGCCGCCAACGTCGACCACCACGGGCGCGTCGTCTTTACGGTGCTTGACGATGTAAGCCGCGGAACGTGAGCCGTCCGAAGTTTCCTCGCCTTTTTCGGATACCAGCGGCGCGAACCACGCATCGTGACGCCAGCACAGTTCAGCGGCATCCTTGCCCCCGCCGGCCGGATCATAAGACATGGCCGTCATCGGGGCTTTCCTGTATCCGTCCTTGTCCCAGCGCGCTTGAGCGGCAAGAATCCAGGCAGTCGGAATGCACTGAAAATCGGCGTCCTTAATCGAGATGTCGAAGCGGCCATCTTTGTACGCGCTGCGCAATGGCTCGGGCAGGGCGGCTAGACTGGCCTCATAGTTTGTGCGGGCGAGATAGGGGTTGTCGTCCAGTCTGGCGGGGATAAATGTTCTAGATCGGGCGCGGATATACTCATCGTTGATGAGGTGCGGGCCCGGGCCGTCGACTTCCATATCCTTGCCAGCGACGGTGGTGAACCAGCGCAGCTCGCCGGGTTTCGCGGGATTGGGATGCGTTTCGTCCAACCACGGGCCCCAGTATTTGATGACCCACAAACCCTCGGGCTGGGTAGGTGGGTTGCCTGCAGCGACTACGCGGCAGCGCTGGGCGGAATTTGGCGAGCGGTTCCAGCCGATGATGAACCTGAATTGCGTTTCCGAAAAATCGCTGACCTCGTCGAAGCCATAGAAGTCGCGGGCGGTGCCCTTCAGTTTCTGTTTGTCGTCTTCAAGTTGAACGCCGGCCAAGTCAATAACGCGGCCTTCCGGAAGGCGCCATGTGTGATCCTGGCCGTTCCAGCCGTCTCGAGAACCGAGTATGTCAAAGTAGCGGTCGAATAGTTTTGATGCTTCTTTGTTTGTGCGGCGCAAGATCAAAGCGCGCTTATGCTCGGTAAGGGATAACCCAACAAGTAAGTCCGTTTTCCCTCCGCCTGCGGAACCTCCGTAGAACAGTTCATCCGCTTCCGACATGTAGGCTTGCGTCTGCGGGCCGGGGTTCGGGAACCAAATGGGCTTGCCTTTACTAAGGACAGCCCTTTGCAGCTCTGCTTTTTGCTCAGCGCTCATCCCCGCCAGTTTGGCGAAGAGCTCCTCGACTAGGCCCATCTAGGCGGTGGCTTCTTCTCGCGCGACCACGCTAACGTGCTTATGCGGCGGCTTTTTTGGGTTGCGCCGTGCGCGCGGTGGCGGGGCAAAGCCGGGCTCTGCTTCTTCGCCATCAAGTAGGGCTTGGTAAATTCCGTCACGCGGATTGAGCGCGTCTTCGGGTTCGGAAAACATACGATGGATAGCTTGTCCGTCAGCAATCCATGTTCGGAGTGTGTACACTATGTCGTCTTTCGCGCCCATGAGGAACATGCGCTCCTCGCGCGCTGCTCCTTCTCGCTGAATTGCTTCGTTGATACGTTGATCAAGCTCCAGCAGACGCTGATTAAGCTTGATGTACATGTGGTCGTGTTCTTGGTAGCCGTATAGCGGCGCGGGGCGCAGTAAATCGCTTTCGGGCGGAACGGTAATTCTGATACCAAGTGATTTGGCGATATGGATAAGCGCGAGGCATCCATCTTTCTGTCCGCCATATTCTTCATTGGCGGCCATGTCGACGCCCCACAACCCTATCTCCTCGGGGCCTTGCATAATTGCAAAGGCCAGCATCCAGGAGAGGCTCGAGGCAAAATCGTTTGGATTAAATCTGAGGTGGCGCTCTTCGCCTTTATGGTTGCGCACCGTGCCGTAAGACCAGCCGAGCACTTGCTCTTTTGGATAAGACACTGACGTCGGCACATCCGGAACCGGATTGACCATATAAACCGGGCACTCAAGGGCGGCCAGTTTCTTGACGTAGTTGATTTCGCAGCACGGGTTTTCCGGCCGCCAAGCGTGCATCTCGAAAAAATGGTCGATGCGACGGCAATGGCCGATCGCACCAGGGGAGCACGCGAAGATGGTCCAAGATGGATCATCGTAAGGGGCCCGCTTCACCGATGATGGAGCGGACCCGATCAGAGCAATCTTCTTCAAGATAGTTCCTTGTTGGAGGTTAAGCGAAGACGATGTGAGTAGAGCCGGAGCCGGTGACGCCGGTAGAGCCGTTCAGCGCCCAGTAGTAGGCGCCGCTCGATGTCGGGATACACTGTAGGTAGATGCCGCCGTTTACTGCGCCGGCCGCGGACGCCATTGTAATTTTTACCCAAGTGGAACTCGCGGACGTCTGGAAGTTCCCAGAGGTGATATCGATTTCCATCGTGACGCCGGCGGCGGTCGTGTAGAACTGGATGCTCTTGTTGACACCGCCATAGGTGGCGGAAGGTGCTGGCATTGTAAACGTCGACGCAGTCGTGCATTGCAGCATGCTAAGGCCGCCGGGATGAAGAATGGCCGTGCTGGATGCGCCAGAGCCGGTACTGCCTTGCGTCCAGATTTCAACGCCATCGCGGCTACCGGGGCCGCCTACGCCGAAATCCAAATTGTCGAGACCGCAACGCCGACCGTGCATGCTGGTCTTCATTGAATCGTTCCACGAATACATGCCGTATTGGGCGACAGGTGGTGTTGCCATGGTTTCCTCCGATTTGCTTATTGCTGGTTTGCTGGGCCGGATGGCCAATACCCGCATGGCGGCGGGCATAAAAAAAGCCGCTCAGGAGCGGCTATCTGGTTGCGGGAGTGAGATTTGAACTCACGGCCTCGTGGTTATGAGCCACGCGCGCTGACCAAGCTGCGCTACCCCGCGAAAATAATCAGGTCGTAGGCTGAGTTTGGGAGTTTGCGATCAGGTCAGGGCCTGATTAGCGGCGCTCGATGCAAACGGGGACCAGCCCTGCTGCGCCAGCCAGGGCGCGCATTGCGCCCGCTGAAAGATCGATGATGCGTCCGGCAATGAAGGGTCCGCGGTCATTGATACGGACTTCGATTGTGCGTCCAGTGCGCTGATTACGAACCACGACGCGACTACCGAACGGAAGCGTTCTGTGAGCGGCTGAGATGCCATGGGGGTTGTAGTGCTCGCCGCTCGCCGTGCGGCTGCCTTCGTGATAGGTCGAAGCGATGCCGCATTCAGCGCGGGCAGGGCCGACAAAAGCTGTTGCCAGGAGCAACAGCGCGAGCAGGTTTAGGATGTGAAATTCATGGGTTGCTCCAGGATTTCCCTTCCGCGCTGTCCGCCGCAGTTGAGCAGCAAATCAAGCGCGCACATCCATGGCTCGAATTCGCCGTGCTGTTGCGGGTAAATCGGATAAGTGTAGTCGTGGTAGGTCAGGGCGATGTTTGCCTCGGTCCAGCGTTCCGGCCGGTTGTAATTACGCCCTTCAGCGCCCGATAGGTACGTCGTGGCGCCGACCTTCTTGCACATTTCGATCAGGATATCATCCTTGTCGCCGGTGCAGCCCAGCTCGGAAGCTCGGACGAAGCGACATTTGAGCGGAAAGCGGAAGGCCCCGCGCAGCCAATCAAACAGCGCCAAATTCAGGTCTGCCAGATAGCGCCAATCCTCGGAAAGGATTTCCTCAAAGCCGGGCATAAATTCATCATAATAGGGCGAGCGCGCATAGTTGCAGATCAGAGATTGCAGCATCTTACCGCGCCACCGGGGGACCGAATTATCAATCTCCGCCTCGCCGATCGGAACGCCGATCGGCTGTTTCTTCATCGGCACGGTGAGCCACATCCAGCCGTCGCGCGTCTTGATCTTGTTTCGGTTTTCCCAGTCTTTCGGCTGATATTGCACGTCATCGCGCCAAATGAACCAATCGGCGATGAGCGGACGTTGCATAAAGTTGAGGGCGGGGAGAAACCGGAATTGGTTGATATGAGCGACGGTCATGCCGCGGCGGCTTCCATAACCTTTGGAAAACTGAACTGTCCGACCGTATCAGGTCCGCGGTGGAGCACAACCGTGAAATCGTTCCGCCGGTACGTGTGATCCAGCAAAACGTGCGGAGTCAGACGCTCACAAATATCCCAGATGCGTTTGGGGTCCGCGTACAGCTCGCCGTTTGTGTGTGGCTGGGGCGCGTGAACCGACAGCATGTTGAACGCAAGAATGTGTTCAGTGTGCTCCCAAAGCGCCCTGATGAGACGCTCGGCGTGCCAGAGCCCGTGGTGCAGTTGGAAAAGGCCGGAAGCGACGACGCATTCATAAGTCCGGGGAAGAGGCGCCGCGAGAAGATCGCGCACCTCAAATGCGAGATCATCCAACCGCTCGCTCGGCTTACGCGCCATGAATCTGTCGCATGCCGCACGGATCATTTCAGAGCAGACGTCGATGCCGTGATAACTGGCGCTGTGGCGGCCATTGTCGTAAAGAAAATCAGCAAATGCGCCGTAACCGCAGCCAACATCCAAAAACTGGCAATTGGTCGTGTCGCCGAAAGCCTTCAAGAGAATTTCGAACCGTTGGAGCTGGCCTTCGCGCGTCACATCGACAGAGGCCGGACCCGGGCCGTGCTCCCGGAGAAGATTGCTGTAATATTCCTGCGGCGTGGGGACGGGGGAGCCAATCTTTCGCATTATGCCGCCTCCGCCATATTCCAATGCAGCGGTTCGCCGCGGGCAATGTCACGAGAGGCGCGGCATCCCAGGACCGCGGGGAGCTCGACCGGGGGAAGACCGAAGGATGGCCGGATCGCCCTGACGCTTTGCGGCGTGAACAGCTCTCCGGCTTTCAAATCCGAAACGACGTAAAGGGATGGGCGCAAAGCCTTGTGGGGGTTTTCTGCTTCAGCGGCGACCGGCGTCATAGCCTTGTGCGCGTCGTGGATCATCGAAACCATCGTTTTGAATTCGTGCGGTTCAGTCGCAAAGTGATCATCGGGACCGCCACCCTTGGCGTCAAGGGTAAGGTGCTTTTCGATCATGGTGGCGCCGGCCGTGGTAGCCATCACGGCAGCAGCAAAACCAAGAGTGTGATCGGAATAACCGGATGGACCAGCCCAGCAATCGAGGTCGACAAGGCCGGCAATGTTGGCCTTCGCAAGGGGACAAGGGTATTCGGATACGCAGTGCAAAAGCAAATATTCCGCGCCCTGCATTTCGACCACGTCCATTGCGTCCATAATTTCATCTTCGCTGGCCATGCCAGTTGAGATGATGAGCGGGCGGCGCTTGCTCGCGGCGTAATCGATCAGCGGCAGGTTCACAATGTCCATAGAGGCGATTTTTATGACCGGATTATCGAGCGTTTCCAGGAAATCAACGTCCTCATTGGCGCATGCCGTGGAGAAGGCGGTTATGCCGATTTCACGCGCGTAGCCGAAGAACGCTTGCAACATTTGCCGCGGGGTGTAGGCGTCCTGGTAAAGCTCGTAAAGGTGCATGCCCTTCCAAGGGCCACCCTGGATGATGAACTCCGGTCGGTCAACATGACAGCTCACGAGCTCCGGCAAATACGCCTGGAATTTGACAGCGTCCGCGCCCGCGGCCTTGGCGGCATCTATCAGCGCGAGGCCGCGATCGAGTGAGCCATTGTGGCTTGCCGAGATGTCCGCAACGACATAGGGGCAAAGACCCTTTCCGATGATGCGATCACCGATTTTCACGCGATTGACCTTTCCACTACAAACGCTTCTGCTGCGTCAAATCCTCTGCTCGCGCCCCGCCACTGCATAAGTGCACGGATGCCCATCATGGAGCGCGCATGCGGCCATGCGAGCATCTCCATTCGGTAAACGTTGAGGGCTTCGATTTTTTTCTCGCCGGGTGCGCCGGTGATGTTGACGTGATGTCTTGGATTGAACTGCGGTGAACTGCTAGGCGCCCATTCCGTCGAGCTCGGCACTTCAAAGCAGTAAATCGCCTTTACGCTCGAGCCGGGTTTTGGTCGAAACGCCGTCATGACCGCCTTGTGGGTTATGACGTGATCGACGTTTAAATCGCCCCCGTGGTGCGTGTATATGATGTCGGGAGCAGGGTAGGGCGCTTTCTCTATGCGCCGCACGACCTCGAGCAGCGGAACGGAGTCCATGGCGTTATCGGGCAGCAGAGTGTTCGCCCACATTGGCGTCACGCCGAGGGCGCGGCATGCCTTGATCGAAGCGTCACGGCGCTGTTGCAAGCTGTCATCGTTGGGTTGCCGGGCGCCGACGCCGTCGGTCATGAACATGACGTACACATTGTCGCCGTTGAGGGCGTGTTTTGCGAGTGTGCCACCGCAGCCGAGGGATTCATCGTCGGGGTGGGCGGCGACGCAGAGAACGTTTGTCACTGTGCCCGCCTGATCGGATAGAGGTAGCCAGTTTTGGCGGCGCACACCGAGGACGGGTTGCCGTTCTTGATTTGCGTGATCGCCTTTTGCGCGGCATGGCAGGCTTCCTTTGAGTCAAAATCGACGGATGTCGCGAAGTTACTCAGGAAGATGATGAGAACCCAGGTCACGCTATAATCTCCGATACAGCCTTGCAGACATGATGAAGGGCCTCTTTGGAGAGCCCGGGATAAAGGGGGAGGGAAACGTTGCGCCGGTAAGCGTTGAGCGCGGCGGGGTAGGGCGCTTTGTCATCTGGCCACCACTCGATAGGAAGTTCGGCGCCGACACCCTTACGATGCAGGGCGGCGCGTAGGAGAGGTGCTTCCATCTTGGTGCGTATCACAAAGCGATACCAAGTCCGGTCGCCGCCCAAAGGTAACGTGAGCAGGCCGGGGTCAATATGCTCGAGACCACAACGATATGCGGCAGCATGCTCTTCGCGCTCTTCAATAAGTTCGGGCAGGCGAGCCAACTTGGCGCGGGCCAAAGCGGCGTGAATGTCGCTCATCTTGTCATTTAAGCGTGTGCCGGAGCTGGCCTTGTCGTCGTAATCACGCCGATCGCGGCATTGGTCGGCGTAGGTCTTCACGTCGGTCAAAATCATGCCGCCGGCGGCGCCGCCAACAAGTTTCGTGGCGTGCAGGCTCAAGACTTCAATGTCTGATCGATGATCGCCAAATCCGTGCGTGCAGTCTTCGATTACAAGAAGCGGGGCGCGCGGGAGCGGTGCCTTCACGCCAAACGTGTTGACTGTGACGACGGCGGTTTGGCCGGGCGATTCGCCAATGTCGCTCGGGTCAAGCGTCCAGGAAAGCGGGAGTGCGTCAGCAATGCCAAGCTTGGCCGAATAGCTGTAGGCGGCATTCGCCAGGGCGACACAGGAATATGCGGGCACGGTGGGGATGAGATCGCGACGACACAGCAACGCAAGACGAAGGGCTGCTAAACCGCTCCCCACCGCAACCGCATATTTGCGCCCGGTGTAGGCGCAGTATTCTGCCTCGAGCGCTTCCACTTCGGGGCCTTGGGTAAGCTGGTTCGAACGCCCCACGCGGACAAGGGCTTCGATGTCCTGCTCTGTGGTTAAGACTTTGTTATGCGGGATCATTTTACCCGCTCTGGCGTATATTCGTCGATAATGCGCTCCAGCGTATACTGGCAGAGGCGAAAGCCCATCTTGTTAAAAAGAGAATATGAGCCGAGATTGCCGGGCGCGACATTCGCCACGTAGCGCTTGCGGGGGTGCTTCTTCATCAAGGCGAGCAGTGCTTTTTCAGCGAGGCCGCGACCTTGGTGTTTTGGCAGCAACTCGACATGCAGCTCATCGCCGACAACGCTTGGTTTAGCCGGCATGGAGATGAAAGCGGCGCCTGCAAAGCGCGGGTAGCGGGGCCAGTTCCACCAATGCCCTGTTTTTGCTACTTCAACGAGGCACCAATCATGGTAAGGATGGTTGGCGACAAACGCTTGGTGCTGTTTCCAGGTGGTCTTGCCGTCATGGCTTATGCGGGAAACTGCCAACCGGGTCCTGAGTAGCCGCCACAGGAAGCGCACGTGAGCCTTGTTTTTCGGGTCGACGGGGACGAGCTTCATGGCATCAACGGCGTCGGCAAGAGTGCGTATGCAAAAGCTTTTCCGATTGCGACCGCAACAGCGAAGGAAAAGACGAATTCAGCTACTCGCATAGCGTATCGCCCCCAGCGGCTATGCGGCGATTGAATTCCGCGACAATACGCTCGTAGTCGGGTTCCTCGTCCAGTGACCACTGAATGTGTCCTCTGCTTTCACCTGGGGCTGTGATGTTCAGGCGGCGCACATCTGGGCTGGCTTGCATCCAAACGTCGACGCCTTGGCGGTTGTCGGGGTATTGGTCGTCGCCGTATTTGTTGGCTTCCTCGAGAAGGTCTATCGAGAAGACTTCACAGTCATAACCGCGCGGCCAAGTGCGGGGAAAAGCGTTCGTACAATAATCGACGAAGCCGCCACGATAGGCCTCTAAGACCTGCCCGCAGATTACTGGATCGAGTAGGGGGCAGTCTGAGGTGAGGCGCATTATCGTGTCGGCCCCCACATGCTTTGCAGCAAGTAAGTCGCGACTTAGAACGTCGTTTTCGGGGCCACGAACAACGCCGATCTTGGCTGCGTGGCTGTCGTAGGCGAAGTCAATGGAGTAGCTAATCCAAGGCAACAATAAATCTGTTCCGGGATCGTCAGCCAAAGCGGCGATGACCACGTCGACACCTTTGATTTTGCTGGCGCGATACAGCACCTCTTGAATAACAAGGCGCGCTGTGGGCAACGGAAGGAGCGTTTTGCACGGGAGACGCTTCGATCTCAGGCGGGCTTCTACTATGGCTACTGTCATTGTCATAGTACGCATTTTGCGTAATTTTCGGCAGCTTGGCAAATGCAAGGTGCGTAATTCGCAAGGCGTGGTTGACGAAAGATGAGCAGAGTGGAAGAGTGGGCCAAATGCACTTTCCGTGCATTTGCATAGGGTATGCACACAACGCGCAAGGAGTGAAAGGCGCATGGCTGCAGCAGCAGGCAACGAGAATGTAGACCGGATAAAGCAGGAATTCCGACGATACGGGGTTGTCGACGTCAACCACCATTACACGGGCGGCGGCCACTACCAAATAAGGTGGCGGCATAACGGGAACGAGGGAGTGGTCACAACAAGCGCGACACCCTCTGATGGCCGAACGTGGATGAATGTAAGGGGTGAGGTGCGGCGGCAACTAAAAGTGAGGGGCATCAAGCCGTTATCGCCTGCAGAAAAAGTGGTGAGGGTGACAAAAATGCCCCGCCTCGTTTCGACAACCGAGCCCGCCAATATAATCAAAAGCCGTATCGACCAACTAGCGGACGATCACGAGGCCCTGGTTGACTTGATCCTCGATGTGAAGCCTACGCTTGAGCGAATCGCGAGAGCAACGGAAGCGCGGGAAGGTGGCCTGTTTCGCATACAAACGGAAGTGAGCGGCCGGGTAATGGGCCTAATCCTGGACCTTTTGGCGGTCGAGGAAGAGCATGCAACCAGGAAATTCAGATTTCTTCGCGTAGCCGGGGCCGACAGTGAATCGAAGTCAGAGCCGAAGCTGATCGAGGCCGCGCCGACTGTGAAACCGTTAGAGGTTGTCGCGCAGCCTGAGCCGAGGCCAGCCGAGCCGGAGCCGGAGCCGGAGCCGAGTGTGCCGGTGGTGGCCGAACCTGTGCAGGCGGTGGCAAAGGTCGAGGCGGCGCCGGCAATTCCGCAGAATCATGCACTGCTGATTTACATCTACAAAAATGGGCAGCAAACCACAGCGGAATTGAGGGAGGCCGGATTTACGGGGTATGGCGGCAACCCAAGCCTGCTGAGCGGGTTACTCACCAACCAAGAGAAGAAGCAACTTTTGGTGCGAAAAGGCGAGGAATGGTGGCTGACCAGGGAAGGCGCGCTGTTTGCGAAGGAGAAGATAGAGAACCCAGAGGTCAGGACGCCACAAAAGCCGCACAAGAAGGCGGCTTAGGCGTATTTGAAAATCGGCGCCTTACTCAAATCGGGGTAGGGGTCGTTGGGGAGCGGGGGGTTATCTTTTGGCAACCGACGTAACAACTGCAACCCCAACCGCGCCGTGCTCGGGTTCATGTAGCAGTGGTAGCCGAGCATATCGAAGGTGTCTTCCGCCGCAGGTACGCCTTCAGTGCGACCGTCAAAGCGGGCGCGGCGGAACCATTTGTCGGCCGCGGCGTCATTGTGCAGGATGGCGCCGCCCTGCTCGATGTCCCAGCCTTCACGGTACTCATCGCCCCAACGGCGCTTGATACCGAGCGTCTTGGTGCTGTGAAAGCTGACACACACATAGTTGTGGGGGTGGCCACCGCCGGTGGTGCAGGCCTTATGGAACAGCCCCGCCGTGAACCATCGGGCGCTATCCCAAATGCGGAAAGGCTTTAGCGGATACATTCCGGACCATTCTTTGTCCTCGAATGCGAGGCGCAGCCCAGCAAGCTTGATTTGCATCGGGACTGACACGTAGGTGCGTTTCGGAATGGTCACCGTGACAGGCCAGTCGTAAATCTCTTCAAAATCATCCCGGCCGAACTTGTTCATCTCGTGCCATTTGAGCGCAAGGAACAGCGCAGAGGTGCAGCTGTTGACCGCGACAACATAGGGCGAGCCGGTGTACAGGCCGATCGCCGCCTCAAACTCGCGATTGATGTCGAACGGGTTGCTCATGCGGCCTTCAGAAGCGCTTGCAGTTCGTCAACGCTCATGCGGCGGGCTTTGTCGCTGGTCTTGTCGGCCGACATGCCCTCATGTCGTTTTTCCCACGGGGGAAGTCCGACTACGCGAGGGCCTACGCCGAACGCTTGCGCGAGGTCTCCCATCCGGTACGCGGGAAGATCAGGAATGGCGAGTTCGCCACCCATCATTGACTGCGCCGTCTCTAACACAAGGTTAACAGCCTGATCGATTCGCATAAAAAAGCGTGTACAATCGGGGTCCGTCACAGGGACTTCCTTCGCGCCGGTGGCGACCATGTTCCGCCATTTCGGCACGACGCTCCCATTAGAGCCCCAGACATTGCCGTAGCGGACCGCCGCAAAACGCGTAGTGTCTCCCGTGGTGTTATTTGCGGCGAGAATCAGCGCCTCGCCGAGCGCCTTGGAAAAGCCATAGGCCGAAACCGGCTGATAGGCCTTATCTGAGGAAACAAAGACAACTTTGGACACGCCGGCATCTTGCGATGCTTCGATGACATTAGCGGTTCCGTCGACATTGGTTTTGACCATCTCGAGCGGATTGTAGAAGCCGACCTCGATGCGCTTGAGAGCGGCGGCGTGAATAACGAGATCGACACCGTTCATAGCCCGCCGGAGCCGGCTGGCGTCGCGCACGTCGCCGATAAACCAGCGCAGGCGGGGGTCATTGTTGAAACGTTCGCGCATTTCAGCCTGGGCGTGCTCGCCACGGCTATAAATGCAAATGCGGTCCGATAGGTCGTAATTGAGGATGTGGCGGGCCAGCGCGTTGCCGAGCGTGCCGGTGCCGCCAGTGATGAGGACGGAATTGGCGCACATTATTTTGTCTTCGTGACTTCCTTAAACTTCAGGGTGCCCGACAGATACGTGAGTATGGGAGGCGCCGAGACGCGCACAAAGAAGCTTTGCCCGGTGTCGATGGTAAGCTCTTCGAAATCGTCTGGCCTATAGTCCCAGTTGCCCGACCAGTCCGTGTTGTCGGCGATGACCAGGGTGGCCGCGACGGTCGAAGACAGGGTTGCGGCTGGCGCATTTACAATGGTGCCCGCGGCCGGGGCTGTCGCCCAGCCTTTCAAGTTCACCGGCGTAACGGCAGAGCCGCCGCCGATCGCAGTCGAGCCGCGATAGATTTGCACATTGAGTTGTTGGTTACCGGCGGTGGCCGTTGAGAGCTGGCCGAGGTTGACCTCTTTCAGCTCGACGCGGCCGACGGTCGTCGCGGTTCCGGCCCACAAGTCATAATAAGAAGCGCCGGCCGTTGTGGAGACGGGAAAGGCGACAAATGGCACCGTATAGATGCGGGTTGAGTAGCTGTCTTGTTCACTCATTGACGGTCTCGCTGTCAGTGTCGATGACGGTCAAGGCCGCCTGTTGCCGCTCGCCGTTGCCCATCAGAAAGGCCACAAGGCGGGCAAGCTCTAAATCGTCCATTTGCTTGGGAATTAGGTCTTTGCCGCCGGCGCCGGTAAGCTCGCGGCGCTCGACAAACATTCCGAGGTGCTTGCCCAGCTTATCGATCGCGGCTAGCTTGTCGTACAGTTTGACCTTCACTTTGTCGCCATCACTGGAAACTTCGGAGATCGTGCGCGCGACGCTGTCGGGGATGTCTTCGGAATTCTTGATCGTGACGCCGTCTTTGTCGAAGTCGAGAACATCACGGATGTCGGAGAATGCGATGCCGGCGAGCTCGTGAATGAGGCGGTCGACAACGTCATCGTTGCGCTTGCGGGCTTGTGCTCGCATTTGGTCAATGCGCTTCGCGACGGGCGGGTAGTTGGCCCAAACCCGGCCGCGCATCGAACGTTCGGCACGTGTAAGGGGTTTGGCTGTTTCGGGGCGAGCGATCAGGAAAGCTTCATGGTAGGTGCCGGTCTGCACCAGCGCCCTCGCGAACTTATCTTGCGAAAACGTGAGACCTTTGCTGCCCCGTTTATCCTTGGGGATGGTGCCGGGCATTAACTAGCGCCTGGTCTTTTCGTTAACACTTTTTGGGGCCGCAACCTTTGCCGCCCTTGGGTTTGTCGCCTTTCGGCTTTTCAGGTTTCTTTGCCATGTTGTTTCCCTTTGGGTTTGGGTTTGTCGCGGGCGTGCTTGTTTGCGGTCGCGATTGCTTCGCCTTCGGGGACGCCACCGCGCAGCATGGCGGCTGCCATCTCTGTCGCTTTCTTGGCTTGGGCGAGTGTGAGTTTCCGGTTGTGCCGGTTGCGGAATTGGGCGGGGGTCCAAGGCATTAGGCGTGTCCTGGCGCGTGCGGCGTGTCGATAACGCTGAACTGATAAGTGACGAAACGTTCGATCGGCATATCTTCGCGCTTGGGGCCTTCAGCGGAGTCGTGGCCGCCGCGGCATTTCTTGCAAAACAGGAACACAAGGAGCGGGGCGGGCTTGGCACGCGGATAGTATTGCGCCTGCACATCGTCGACATGGAAGCGGAGGGGCGTTTCGATCACGCCAGCATCTTTGAATTTGGCGGCGGCGTGTTCGCAGGCCTGCTTAAACTCATCGGTGGCGGCATATATCTCGACGGGCATAATCTCGAAGTCGCCGCCCAGATTGCCGATGATCTCGCCCTCAGTTCGATTGATGGGCATGCTACTTGCGCTTCTTGCCCTTGGGCTTGGCTTTGCCGGCCGACTTCATAATCTTGTCGATGGCCCTGTCCTTTTTGGACTCTTTGGCGATGCCAACCTTTTCCTCGGCGGCATCCATCTGCTCATCAACTGCGTTACCCTCTTTCCATTTCTGGGGGGCTTTACTCTTTGCCATGTGGGCCTACAGGGTTGGGGGTCAGTCGAGCTCTACAATGTCCGCGGCATAGGTACGGTCGCGCTCGAAAAGTGGTGGGTTGTCGTTCGTACTGGAAACGTCGATGGTCAGCTTGCCGGCAATGGTCGGTGCATCAGGCGCGTCATCGGACAGAACTTTGAAATGCACACGGTCGGAATAGCTGAGCGGCTGAACGAGCGTGCACAACAGCTTGATGCGAGCTGGCATGGGACCTCTTACGATGAGTAGGAATCGCCTGTTTTGGCCGAAAAGACAGGCGTAAACTTTCAGGGCCCACATAGGCGTGCGCGGGCCGACCCAAAAAAGGAATCGCGCGGAGCGTAAGGGCGGCGGTCAATGCCGACAAGTATTCCCGTCAGCATATACGAAAAACGGCGACCCTATTGCTAAGGTCGCCGTTTGGATGGGGCACGGGGAGAAAACGCAAGACCGTCAAGGAGAACCAGGATCGCAAACAGAGGCCGGGACGCCCAAGTATTCGTCGTAGTTCTTGATTATGACAACAGGATTACACGGAATGCACCTATGCGTCAAACAAATTATGCAACCTGCGTACTGTATTGGTGCCCCCGGCATGGATTTGAACCCGCGACCTGCCCCTTACAGGGGGGCTGCTCTACCGCTGAGCTACAAGGGCGAAAACTTTAGAGCTTGCGCGCTGTTTCCAGCAGCTTTTTGAGTTGGGTCGCGTGGAATTTCCAGCTGAACCGGACCTTTTCGCCATCATAACAATCGGCGGCGTCGGCCTTTTCCTCCGCGATTTCGCGGGCGCAATCGAACACGTCGATAATGCAGTCCAGGCGATCGCTTGCTTTGCGCTCAAGTCTTTCGATTGCAGTATTGAAACCCTTCTCATACCCCTCACCATAGCCCGCCCGGCGGCCTTCTTCGCGGGAAGACTCGATGAGGCGGTTCATTTCCTGCGATGTGAGGCTTTGGACCGAAGGCGAAAGCGGTGAGGTTGAATAAGCCGGGTACGTTTGGCAGATAGCCGCTTGCTGCAGACTTCTGATTTGCTCAGCGGTGGGATTGAAGGTCGGTGGCGGGATAAGGCCGCAAGATTCAAAGCTCATTGAATTCACTCAGCTTGAGAGATACAGAATTGCCATTATGACGCCACCCCAGACAGCGAGGCCGAGCAGGAATACGCTAACCAAGATGCAGCCTCTAACCCAGAGCGGGAAGAGATCGATGTGTGGCTCGCGATCAAGATGCTCGAACATTTCTCGAGCCAGGATGTACACTGCAAAGCCCTCCAAGAAAGCTGGGCCGACAGACCGGGGAGAACCCCTAACCCAGTCTGTCGGTCATCGAGCCGCCACTCTTTCAGCCTGAGAAATCAACGGGGTCTTCCGTCCAGTTGATCGTCAGGGGGTGCATCGTGAATGCACGCAGAAGAAAGAGGAACGGTGTAACGGTTGCTCTTCACCTTTGTGGAAGGGTCGCCGCGAGTACTCACGATGCGTAATCAGTATGCGGGCTGCGTAATTGATTCGCAAGCGCGATTCGCGATCAGCATGAAGGCGGCGTTAAAGTGGCGAACGCGGCGGCATGCCCGAGTTTCCCGGTAAACGGGTTGCTGTTCGTGCGATAGGGCCAGAGCGCGCATTTGAACGCCGTGCATTTGCGCACCTCGCCAATAGAGCCGCCGGAGCAGTCGGTGCACTTCTCGCGGATGACTTTCAGCATGGGCATCTTTATATGCCCCATGCGGTTGAGTTCCTCGACGCTCATGTCGCGCGGGTCGCGCCCATAGGTCTCGTCGTCTCTGGTGACGTACCTAAAATCCGACATCGGGCGCCTCTGTTCTTGTCTCTACGCGTTTGAGGGCTGAAATCCAGCCGTCATATTGCGCGATCGTCCATCCGCAGCTGCGTCTGTCCGCTTTCAACGCTTGAGCGCGACCCGATCGGCGCTTGTCCGGCTCATGATTGCGCTTATAGCCGCGGTACGTCTCTTTAGCTCTGGGGGCCATGTGCTGTCCTTTTGCGCGGGTGGCGGGCGCCGCTTCCGTAGAAGTAGGCGATCTCTTGGGTTACGAGAGACAAGGTGGCGCGGCCGGCGGCGCGCTGGTCGTCGCGATTGGCGTTTGGCAGGCAGAGCGCCCCGGCTCCCACATAGGAAGGGCCGGTTTGCGCGTTGGGATGCTCCAGAATCAACGCGGCTGCAATATCAGTTAACCGCGGGCCGAGGTATTTGTTACAGGCGCGGAAGCGGGCGCCGCATTCCGCGCGGTGCTCCATCCCGTCGCCGGCGCCCGGGGTGCCGCCATCAACATGCAGCGCGGCGAGCGGGTTTTTCATGCCGGCATAAGCGGTATCGTGATCATTGACGTAGCGTGAAACGGCGTGAATTTGCGGCTCGGCGATGTTGCCTTCATCGAACAGTTTGCGCACAGGGGTCGAGACGACTTGCCCCATGACAAGCGGCGTGCCCTTGTCTGTGGCGGCGCGGACTTCAAGGGCCAGCCGGCCGCGACGGGCGCCGCGGGCGTCGACCGGGCCGCCCGGGATGAGGGCGCGGCCTTGTTCATCTGTGAGCCTTGGGCGTTTCTTATAGTTGCGGCGGCGGCGCACTGGGTTACTCCTACAGTGTCAGAAGGCGAGCAGCCACGCGGGCTTTCGCGCGTTGCTCGCAAGCAGGTTGCTGCAGCTTCAGGATGCGATCGAGCAGCTCGGGGATCGCCGTGTCGGGAACAATCAGGTCATTCGGCGAGGCTGCCGGGGCGAAATGGAAAAAGTCTTCCATGCGGCTCCGTGTGACCTCACACGCATGAGGCTTGGCGTCGATCGGGTCGAAGCGATCAAACAACTGGATTTGGGGCGCGCCATACAAGACCAGCTCGACACGGCCGAGCGCCTTGACTTGCAGCGCGGGCAGGGGGGCGATGCCGCGCACGTAATACTCTTCGGCGGAGTAATAACGAAAGTCCTGCATCTCGGTCATGAGCGACATGCCCGTGTGTGGGTGATAGGCGGCGATCTGCATTGTTGCGCGGCGAACGTTCTGCTCCGCACTCAGCTGCCAGCCCATGTATTGGAGATGGTCTGTGCGGCCTTCCCAGCCGTCCCAGCGAAGGATCAGCGGATCGGAGAAGAGTTTCAGGTGGCGGCGCATTGTTCAGCCAACGTCTCGATAAGGACGGCAAGCTCGCTTTCCAGGTTGGCGACGACGCGCTTGGCGTTGGCGATCGCGGCCTTCTTGTCTCGGATTTTGCGCTTGGCGGCGGCTTCGAACTCCTTGTCGAGATCGGCGTCGACTTCCGCCAGAATCTTCTTCATGTCCACCATGGGGCGGGCCCTTTACTGCTTTACTTTACGGATGATGATTGCGTACTCGCCGTGATGGCAGTCGGCAAGATCGCTGGCGAGTTCCCAGCCGGGCGGGATGGGGCGAGCCTTGTGCCAATAGCGCAAGACTTCCTCATTGTCGCGGCGGTCCTGGCCGAAGTCCGCGATCTCGAAACAAGGCCCGCTACTGAAGCGGCCGAGCCACGCGCCGGCAACGAATGCGACCAGGATGAACAGGCTGGCAATGATGTCCATTAGGAATTGTAGACGGGCTTTTTGCTCGTCTCCTCCTCGACATCGTCTATCGGGTCGAAGCCAGCGGCTTCCATGGCCGCTTCGATGGCCTTCACGATCGTTTCATCCGGCAGCCCCGGCTCGTGCTCGCACCAAAAAGTGATGCCTTCCCGCCCGCCATCAGTTATCCCGAGAATGGCCACGCCGCATCGGCGCAACCCCTTCAGAACGAACAAGCCGCTTTCTTTGTTTTCGGCTGTCCAAACAGCTTGATCCAGCATTACGCCGCATCCTTTCGGGCTGCCGGGCGGCGACGTGCGCGTGGCTTCTTTGCTGGCCTCTCGTCTTCGTCGTGATAGTCCATGTACTCCTCGCAGACGCCGTCGATGCCGGGCGCGAAGAATTCGACCGTTTGATATGCGGACGGCTCAGCACGGAACCGCAAACACGATTGAGCGGAGGGACATTCGTCGTTCCCGCATACGGGGATACTGTCAGGGATGCCGATCATGTCACGGGGTCCGCGTTTGCGCTCACAGGCGCTTTCTTGGCGCCCCTGGGTTTTGCAGTTGCGGTGCTCTTCGGCACAAACTTGTCGCCCGACATTTTCTTCTGTGCGGAAGTATAGTTCGTATCGGCGAGGCTGCCGGAAGCGTACAGGCGTGTGTTCCGTGCTTGTGCCGAGAATGCCGACACAGTCGAAATGCGGTCGCCGCTGTCGTAGGACATGGTCTGGCCGGCATCCAGGCCCATTTGGCGGGCTTGCTTGTACGCGTCGATGCCGGCGCCCATGAAATTGAATTGCCAGCCCTTGGCGGTCTTTTTCTTGACCAGGGCGTTCAACTGTTCCCAGGTGTGCTTCTTCGATGAGTTCTCTTGCCCATCGGTCTGCACGCAGATCACGACCTTTGTGTCCGTGCCCTTGGTGGCTTTGCTGACCTCTTTGATCGTCTTGTAGACGGTGTCGATCAGAGGCGTGAACCCGCAGGGCTTGTAAGCCTCAAGCGCGAATGGCTCGACCTCTTTGATCGGCTTATTTGTGTGCACGCATTCAATGCGGGCGCCGGCGAGCTCACCGTACAAGTCGATTGAATCGAATAGGGAAAGGCTAAATGTGATGTCAGCGTCGCCCTCCTTCAGTGTGTCTATGTAGGCATTGAGGGCGCCGATCGTGTCGCCTGCGATCAGGCGCATAGAGCCGGAGCGATCGAGGACAAAGGTAACATTCGTGGACATACGCATTACTCGGTTGGGGGTGGCTAGATTCGCATAGTCATAGTTCCGGGCCGGCGTCGTTGGCGGCGGCGAGGATGAGGTGGGAGACGTGGGCGACGGCGGCATCTTTGAGGTCGGCAACTATCCTCATTCGCGCGGGTGACAGTCTGCCTTGGTCGGTGTTGCAGTCGCCACATTCCCAAACAGCGTTAAATTTGCCCTCATCGGTGTAAGCACCGATCGGTAAATTAGGGAATACATGACCAATAGTCATGCGATCCCCCCAGCATTTGCCAGAGTAGTCAAATAATTTACCGCATGTTTGGCAGCGATGGTCTTTCGGTAAAATATAGACTAAGAGCGCGCGGATCGAGGCTCTCTCTTCTCTTGTCCTTTCAACAGATAAGCGCTCCCGATCGTTTGTAAACGCATCTGTAATGCACTGTCGCGCTTTGGTTTGTTGCGGGTTCTCGGCAAGACCTTGATAGTAGCGCCTGCTCGCTGGAGTATCGGGCCGGACCTCGCCGCGCGCCGCATAATTTACAAACATCTTGCTTTCACTTCAGAGTTCTGGGCCGGCGTCGTTGGCGGCGGCTTGGATGAGCTGTTCGGTGCGAAGGCGGTCTTCTGCGGCGATGAGGTGGTCTTGGGCGAGAGTAAGATGTTTCTGCTCGAGAGCACGGTGCCGCTCTGCGCTGGAATTGCTCAAGATTACATTTATTCGCAAAGCAACAATGCGGGCGTTGTTGTTTCCATAGCCAGCGCCGGGGATTATCTGGTCTATGCTGGCGGCGTTAGGGTGTCGCACTGCAATGCTTCCGCTGCCGGCATAACTCAATTCAACGCCAGTTAGCGGGCAATGAGTAGGAAATGGGCGAAGGCTATCTATAAGGGCACGCACTGTTGTTGTGTTTTTTCCTTTTTGTTTTTCGCGCTGAATGGCCCCTTCCGCGAGTAGTTTCACTCTCCCCTCGGGTGTACGGCGATATTCTCGGCGCTCTTCCGGCCCAAGAAAGGCTCGTCTTGACCCTGTTCGTTGCGGCGCGGCCTGCGTGAAGGTTTTCTTTGGCCGCCGCCTTCCGGCCCACGCTTTATCGTTCGAAAGCGTTTTTAGCCACTCATCGTAAGAAAGCGTCGGCGAAACATATTCAAACATCACTCACCTAAAACTGCATGCTCTGCTGCACCGGCTTTCGCTGCGGCAGGATGGGGGCACCGCGCGGGCGCACGACGATTGGGAATTTCTCTTTGTGCGGGTAGTGCTCGTGGCAATACCACTCGCCGAACTCGGCGTAGCGCATCCGGACTTTCAGGCCCCAGGCCGCGTTCGGTTGTCCGCAGACAGCGCAGTCGTGGGTGAAGGGGATGAATTTAGCCATGGGCTTACCTGCATGTGAAAGCTGCCGGCGGGAGGTACGCCGGCAGCTGGTTCGCGGACTACGAGGTTAGGCGGCCCAGATAGAGGGGCACGCCGGCATCCGCGGCGACTGTGCTGGCGATACCCAGGAAGGCGTCGCGCTCGATGTAGCTCTTGCGGAACATGTCGAGCTTGAACTTCAGCCCGCCGTTTTTGGCGCTGTAGCGGAAGAAGAATTTGATCTCCTGCGGGGCGCCGCCGAAGTAAACGGGCGTGCTGATTGTGACCGCCTTCGGGATTTCGAAAGAGCCGGCAGTGCGCGTGCTGTCCTGCTGGACGAAATTCAACTGCACTGTGTCGTTCGAAAGGTTGACCGCCTTCTTGAACTCGATTTGTGTCGAGACCTCGAGGCTGCGGGCGATCTCGATAATCTGAGCGGGGTCCGGAGCGGTGATCTCGCCAGCATGCTCTTCGAGGAAGCGGGCGAAATCGACTTGATCGATCCAAATGCCGTCAAGCTTTTGCCAAGCGTGATAGATCGGATCGAACTGAACAACGAGCGTCGCGTTGTGGTCGATGCGGTTGGCTTTATCCGGCGTGTGATAGTTCAAGATCGCCGCGATGTTCTGCCGGTGAGGATCGGCAAAGATCGTGGTGGCGCCGTCCTTGTCTTTGTACGCCTTCACATAAGCAGAAAGCGATGTCGGGTTGATCATCTGAACGCTTTGTCGGATGTGATCCGGAATGTAGCGTTCGTCTGAGATGTTATGCACCTTCATTCCTTCCGGAATGATGACGTAGCTGCCTGTGCCGTCAGGCTTCGCTTGTGGCGCAATAAGTGTGGCGCCGAGGTTGATGGCGCGGTCGGTGAACTCAACAAGCCCGTGATCGCTTTCAAGCTCGTGAGGGGTTGAGGGGAAGTTTATGGCCAAGGGAATGCGCTCCTTAAAGATGCGGGAAAATTCGGGGCTGAAGAAGGGAGGGCTAAGCATTTGCTTCCGCGCGCAACGGCGTCACGCCGGCGGCTTCAAGCTGCATTTCGCGCTGCCGAGTGTCGCTGCGGGTCAGGTTGCCTTCGGCATCGAAGAACAAGAAACCTTTGCCGACGTCGGCCTTGGGAATAGTCGTGGATGTCTTCCCTTCGATCTCGAGACCGTTCTCGCCACTTGGCTTGAGGGTCAGCTTGAGATTTATGGTGCCAGACTTACCTGTAGAGTGAACCGCTCTGGCAAGTTCATCGAACTCGTCGGTAAGTTGTTGCGAGAAGCGCCCGTTGCGCAGCTCTACTAAAATCTGTTCAAATGGCCGTGGCATTCTGTACTCACCTTGTACGCTGTTTGCGTCTATAAGAATAGGATGCCGCACGCAGGTTGCGTAATCAACCAAAACGTGATGTCTCAGTTAAGAAGGTGTAACCACTATTTCGGGCGCCCTATTTTTCTTTTTGTTAGGGATAACGGATTGCTTAAATTGCCGAATTTCTAGGCTTTTGGCGGCCGGGTTTCTCTTGTCGGCGCGGCGTTTCCTCCGCTTGCGTTGCGCGCGTTGCATAATTGTCACCACGATTTGTCGCAAATCAGCGTAGGCAATACGCTCATTGAGTATTCCGCGTAGAAACGCCGGGGGGCCACAAGAGGAACACCCTACATGAGACGCATTCTAACTGCTGGCGCCGCATCACTGCTTATGGCGGGCGCCGCTGCTGCTGCCGACCTTTACTCCAGCAAGGACGCACCAGCCCCGATTGTGCCAGCACAGAGCTGGACGGGCTTCTACATCGGCGCCAATGTCGGCGGGGGATGGCGGCAACTGGATTCCAGCCTCAACCTGTTTGACGTGATCAACATCAACCATACGAACGCGGATGCCGGCATCGCGGGCGGCGGGCAGCTCGGCTACAACTACCAGACGGGCGCTCTCTTGCTCGGCATCGAAGCCGACGTCGGCGTGCTGGGCTTCTCGCAGACGCGCGACCTTATCTCGCTGTCGCTTGGCGGCGCGAGCGCTGGCGTTGGCACGAAGACCGAAAGCGGCCTCCTGGCTGACGTGACGGGGCGCATCGGCTATGCGGCCGGGCCTGCACTGTTCTACGCCAAAGGCGGCTGGGCTTATCTCGACGCTTCGGCCGGTATCCATGCCGCGGTTACGGGCATCGACCTGTCGGCCTACAATGTCAGCAAGAGCAGTTTTGACGGCTGGACGATCGGCGGCGGTATCGAATACGCGCTGAGCCCGTCATGGAGCCTGAAGGGCGAATATCAGTATTTCGACTTTGGCAGTTTCGACCTGCGGCCGATCGCCCAGGCGCCAGAGTTTTCCATCCATAACGACCTTGTTGTGAATATCGTGAAGGTCGGATTGAACTACCATCTGAACGGCGGATATGCTCCGCTGAAATAAGCCATCCCCCGTCCCAGGGGTTGTGTAAGCCGGCTGCCCATCCCCGTGCAGCCGGCTATTTTATTTGTTCCAGGGCTTGAGATCGCGCAACCACTGAATGTCTGGCCAGACGCCCTCAAATCGAACTGCGCGATCGTCGATCGTCACGAGAGCCGGGGGCTTGCTAACGGGGTAGCTGATCTTGGCGGCGACTTCCGCCGGCACGTATTTGGCCATCCATGCCATCATCGCCTGAATGCCGCCAGGATGCGCGGACCTCGTGCTGTAGACCTGCACGTCAAACACCTTCACAGCTTCGGTGAGAAACTCGACCATGCCGGGCACGGGCGGGTCCGGGATAATGTCGGCGCCTTGCCATTTGCTCGTGTAGGAATGCAGCACGCCGTCAAAGTCGAGGCAGAGGATAGGCTTGCGTGACATAGATGCTTCCGTGTTGGTTCCCGCGCATGGACTCGAACCACAATACCGAGACTCAAAATCTCGTGTCCTACCATTAGACGAAGCGGGAGCTGGCATCGGAGGCGGGACTCGAACCCGCGATCACGGTTTTGGAGACCGCCGCTTTGACCACTAAGCTACACCGATCCGTGTAATTTGGCTGGGATGGCAGGGGTCGAACCTGCGACCGTCGCGTTAACAGCGCGCTGCTCTGCCAGCTGAGCTACATCCCAAAAGCGCCCCGGGGAGGGTGGAAGGTATCGGCAGGCGCGTTACTCGAGCCGCCCTGCGCGGTGTATAACCCTTCCAACCTCCCCGGCACTTCCCCCTGGCCGGGCTTGAACCGGCGACCCATGGCTCTGCCAACTGAGCTACAGGGGACATTCTATATTTCGAAAATGATGTACATCACGAACACACCGATCACACAGCCGATTACGAACCCGATCATTGTTTCCCACCCTGTTTTGCGGCGCGCAGGAGTGCGGCGGCCTCCTCATACTCGACAGCGCGGATGTCCGCCTCTTCAGCGTAGCGTATGCTGCGGACTGCGTCGGCGCGGGCGCTTTCGGCCGCCTTGCGCTGCGTTTCCGCGTTGCTTTCCATCATCCAGAGGGGGCCTTGCCGCATTTTCGGGTCTGCTGCCATGTGTCGATCTCGATTATAGCGTGAAAAACGATGATTTCGCGTGAAAAACGATGCCGGACACGCAGATTGCGTGAAAAAGGCAGCGATTTAGCGCGCGTGGAAGCCAATAGGGTGCTTTTCGGGCACTCGGAACAGCGGATTCCCCTGCGCGTCGAGCAATCCGGTCGGTTGGGGCGTGTCGGGCGCCTCGTGCACGGTAAAACTGTCGCCGGATGCCTCGGAATCGTCCGATGTGGGCAGTTCATCCCACCAGAGGCGCGTTTTTGGGGCGTATTTCATGCCAGATCACCGCGAAAAATGGTGCTCGACGGGCGTAGCCGGCCCGCCGAGCGGTTGATTATGGATCTACAAGCGTCGGCGTGCCTGTACCACATACACGGTGCCGACTGACCATACGTGAAACCGTGATTTTCTCCCTTCCACACGTTTAATATGCCGCATCACGTTGAAGCCGGCCGCTCTACCACTGAGCTACAGGGGCATAAATTGGCGCCCCCGAGAGGATTCGAACCCATGACTACCGGATATTCCGCGACACACCTCGATTGGACGGGCACGGCAATGCTCAATTTGGTTTTTCAAGCTTTAATTTGACTTACGCGAGCGGTTCCGGCTTGTCACCGGCGCCTTTACCGTTTGGCTACATCCCCTCAGATGGTGGGGACGACAGGAGTCGAACCTATAGTCGCTTCGCGTTTCAATCAGCTTTAGGACCAGATTGATCTCGTGGACCTGCGGGCTAAGCCGCCAGCAGGTAATTGAATAGCGCGTCGCCAACGCCTGTCCGTTCTTGGACGAGTGCGTCATTAGCGACTTCGCGCGCTTGCTTGACAGCAATGATGAACTTCTCGAGCTGCTCGAGAATGTGCACCTTGTAAGTGTGCGAAATTGCTGTCGAAAATTTCACTGTATCCCAGAAACCGGCGAGCACGTCTTCCTGGTATGGCTGTGCCTGTCCGGGGTGCTTGTCCGTTGGGGGGACGAGCTGCAGGACCTTCATCACCTTCTTATTGCGGTGCGTCGACACGGCCTGAGTGCGATAGAGGCCGGCTTTGTCGTCCCATTCCCATTCCTCGGCGTTGTCGAGAACTGGCAGCATCTGGAAGAACGTGCGGAGATGCTCGAGGCGCTTCTCGAAGAAGAGCAGCGTGGTGACCGGGATGTCCTTCAGAACTTCCTTGCCGTCGAGGAACACGGATGCCTTGGCGCTCTGGTTCGCCGTGTCCTTCTGCAGCGTGATGTCGTACAGCTGGCTTTCGCTGACGCGCAACGCAGCCAGGATATCCAGCGCGCGGGCTTGCACGACCTTGCGCTCACTGGGCAAGTTGTCGCCGTCATCGTCTTTCGGCCGATAGGTCCGTTGGAACCCCTGGAAAAACTCGACCTTCTTCAGCGTGTGAAGGAGATCGCTAATCGTGCCGTGAGCGCGGGCCTTAACGCCCTTTTCGACGGCGACTAACTGATTCGTTTTGATGGGCATTGGAACGCATTACTCGCTTACAAAATCATTACGCAAACAGCGTAGCGCGAGCATGCGAACAAAGCGAGAACGAGTTGCGATTATGGTGAGGCGGGGGTTAATCCGCTAAGCGTCGAGCTCGCGAACGACCTGCTCACTCACGAAAAGGGACAGTATCAAGATGCTCCTCCTCCCGCTGAAAGTGGAAATCAATAAATGAAAGAAAAAGAAGAAGATATAAAGAAACAAGAAAGATTCCTATGGGCATCGGAACTAATAGCTTTTTATAGGCACTATGTTCCATGGTCGTAGAAGGATAGAGATGATGGGTAGGAAATCCCGGTCATATCCTGAGCTACGCCAGCGCCAGCGCTGCTCAACGGTGCCGGCTTTTTCCATAATGCCGTTAACCCATGATTTGCGCGGGCATGTTAACACATAGTTTGCGCGAATCTGTCAGTTCCGTCTTGTACGCGCTAAGCGTAACGCAAAAAACCCCGCTCGGAGAGCAGGGCTTGCAGCTACAGGGGAAGGAACCGTAGCGAGAAAGGAAAAGCTTGGCAGCTCCCTTTCTCTCCGATTTCCCCTCACATTGCAAGTCTTTTCTCCGAAGCCTTTCGGCTGGAGAGACAGAACGTGAGGATCAGGCATCCCGCGGCGCGCAAACTTGCGCCGCAAAAGATCGGCATAGGCGAAATCAACGCGATCTTGCGCCGCCTGCAAGTGATCGACAATTGGAGTAAACGATTCGGCTGTCGTATGGGGCTGATCGGAGATAACGGCTTGAAGGTCTGGCGGTATCTCGCTTATTCGTTTCAGGCAAAGGGGCGGGCGGCGTTCCCGTCATATCGGCATATCGCCAACACAGTGAACATCGCGCGCTCGACAGTCGGCGAAGCGTTGCGCCGCCTGAAGCATGTCGGCGCGCTCAAGTGGGTCGAGCGGCAACACAGGGTGCGCGGCCGGCGCGTTCAGGGCACAAACCTGTTCAGCATTCACATGCCAGCACAAGAAGCGCATCGGCTGCCGCGGCTCGGCCGGGCGGCTCGGGTTGCGGCGAAAGCTGTGCGGAGCGTTGGGAAAAGCGCGAATTTGCCGGTTATTTTCCGAGGGTCCGATAAGCCGACACATGGAGCCACCGAAGATAGCTGTTGTGCCCGATCGGCCGCCATTCAGGCGCGGTGCGAGCTGGCAAGACAGAGAAAAGCGGAGCGCCAGGGCGCGAAGGGTTGATTAGTATGGATGCGGAGCCCGCGAAGGTGCGGGCGAAGGGGTTTTCAGTGAAGGGGTCGAATTTGGTGGGGGCGACGGGATTTGAACCCGCGTAAACCGCGCACAGCAGCCAAGCCTTGCGACAATTCTGCTGCTCCGGGGTGGTATGAGTGCGCATCAGTACTAGGGGCCTCTCTGCCCGGTTCCCTGCATCCGCGAGTTTCCAACCCAGACTTGCGTTACGGTATGACTTTCGTCGACCGGCTCCACTCACCGGCGCCTATTCCTTCCCAGGCTGACGCCCCCAGTACAATTGCGTAGTCGATTTTATTCAAACGGTCTAGGGTGTGCGGGATTGCCGGGGCTTCACATTGAAGAGGAGCTGTGCGGACGGGTCCAGCCCGGCAATCGGCCCTGTCAATATGACGTCATCATCGGGCTGCCTTCCAGGAAGGCGTGCACGTGATCCCATCTGACATAAGGCGGCGGTACGGGGCATTGCTCGAGCACTGCGCGTGCTGCGGTTGCCGATTTTTCCCACCGGGCAATGGTTTTCTGCGCTTTCGCCCTGTCGAGATAATAGCGGGCGCGGTTCCAATCGCGAATAGCGACTTGCCGCTTAATCCAAAGGGTCGCGACCTCTAGGCGAGGGAAAGGCGCCGGAATGCCGAATTTCTGAGCGACTTGGAATTCTCGAGTTTTTTTGAAGGCCGTCACACAGCTGGGCCCCTTGGCATTGCGTTGGTAGGAGCGGCGGGCAGAGAGATAGGGGAGTCGCAGCGGAGGTTTTTTCATAATTCGAGCGCCTTACAGATTGACTACGCAGGGAGCGTACAGGCAAAAGGTTAACGCCGTTTTTTCGATTTTTTTGGTCCGGGTGAAATTCGACCCCCGGTATATGACTGCCGGAGGGCCAGGGGGGGCACCGGGGGTCGCGCGGGCGGTGCGCGCAAAGCGGAGGAGCGAGCGTATCGTGAGCGGATGCCACCACCTCGGCCATCCTTCCCAGCCCAAACTGAACCGAAGCGGCCGAGAGATCAAATGCACGTGCAACGTGCGCACCGATCGCCATGCCCGGCTGACGTGTACCTCGCTGCTACTCTCGCGGAGCGTGTCGGCGCATCGCATCGCAACGTAAAGACGAAATGTCACAGTATTGGTAATACTAGGACATTTGGCGCGCCAGAACTGCCTCATATAGCCAGCAAATTGCCCACCTTGAGCCTTGCCTTGCGCCTCGGAATGTCCTACTTCTCCTAAGAGAAAGGAGACATTGACCCATGACCAATAGCGAAATGAGCCTTTACGACACAAATGGCGCGCGAAAATACCTCACTACGGTCGAGCTGAATGAATTTCTCCGTGCCGCTGCACACTCAGCTCCACGAGAGAATGCGTATTGCCAGACCTTAGCGAGGACGGGCGGCCGACGCGCTGAGGTCCTCAATTTGCGGCGGCAAGACATCGATCGCAAGGCTGAGGCGATCGTGATCCGCACTCTAAAGAAGCGCGATAAGGTGCATCACCGATCAATTCCAGTTCCGCCCGAACTGCTGACCATGCTGACGCTTGTCTTCGATCTAGGCGGACGCGGCCGACCGACCGAACGACTGTGGGATGTAGAACTGCGCACCGCAAATCGCTGGATCATGAAGGCAATGGCCGAGGCAGGCATTAAGAACCAAACGCCAAAAAGCTTGCGACACACGTTTGGAGTGACTGCGGCATGCAGCGGCGTCCCACTCACACTGATCCAGCGATGGCTTGGTCATGCCGACATCAAGACAACGGCGATCTATACGCAGGCGATGGGCGAGGAGGAGCGCGGTTTAGCAGCAAGAATGTGGCAATAATGCAACAAAACAGCCAAATGTTTAAACCGCGTTGAAACTTGTTGACGGTCACTACGCAAATCGCGTAGTTACTTAGTTCACGGGCTCTGGACGAGGCGATAGCCACTAACACCCTAAGGTTGCAACCTAGACGGTTGCGACACAACCGCCGGTTAGCATGCAAATCAGCCCTAACCGGCGGTATTCGTCACGGTCTCGGCGTGAGGCACACACACGAGGGGAAAAATGGCCAAATCAGACCGAATTGACCGATATCTCAAGATCATGGACTGGCTGCGCAGGCGCTATATCGAACGCGACAGACGCGGCATACCGTTTCTTACGGTCGCCATCGGCGGCAAGCCGACAATCTACACATGCCTAGAAGCCGCATTCTTTCGCAGATACATGAGCTAGGAGGCCTACATCATGGCACGAAAAATCATCAAGCTACTGATCACAATCGCTGAGCGGCCTAGCACTGAGTACAAATTGGCCGTTGTCCCGATCTTTGAAGAGAGCAGTGCATCCTACGCCGCAGGCAATCGTGGCCAGGAAACGACGTGCAAATCCATCCGCGAATGCCGCATCTACGCCAACGGCTTTGCGGGCGGCCATCTTGCCGCCGCTGGATTTGACGCTGGCTATCTGCCGGTCGAAATCGATCCGATCCTGATCGACGACGCGACGGCGGATTTAGTCACCTACCTGAAGTCGCGGAACAAGCATCTGGAAGAGAAGTTACGGGAGACGCATTCATGAAATACGCCCCACTCACTTCAGAGCAGGAGAAGGCGATCCTTCAACTTGTGAACTACGAAGGCTCCCGCATGTGGAAGACGGCGCTTCGCAACATTTGGAAGCGCGCGCTTCCCTCGAATAAGCTTGAGACAACGCTGTACGGGCTACGCAATTCGCATGGCCCGCAATGGCTTAGTCGGTATCGAGTACCCGTTGAAATATGAGGCACTTTTACAGTGCCTCACCCCCGGACCGTGACGGACTGTCAACCTAGATTGACACTATGATCCTAGTCAATCGGTTATGACAGATACAGCATTCAAGTGTGAGGGCTAACCCATTGATATCCCTAACGTTTGTCCAGGAAGGCCGAAAACATGACTAAACCAGTATACATTGCACGCATGTTCGATGCGTCAAATATGTGCATCTTTGTCTCGCATCCTCACGAGTCACGCGAGCGGGCGGCGGCCGAAGCATTCTCGCAGAAGTCGCATATGAACGCTTGTACAACCGCGCAAACGCCTGCCTCTGTTGCTGAGATCGGCTTAGTTGACGACGTGCCGGTGCAGCATCACAAAAACCCGTTCCCGTACAATCGCTTTGCTGATGCGCATAACATCTGGCATGGCGGCGCTTGCAATATCGCAGGCATTGCTAGGGCGCTTGTGAAGGCGGCTGATGCAGCCAGGGTGGAGAATGTACAGCCTAGTGAAGACTTGGCTGTACGCGCCATTGTGGCTCAACTGGCAAGCCTTTGCCGCGTTGATAACCTTGGCTCAGTACACGGCGTGCCGTTCGTTGCTGATGCACTCGACACGGCGAGAGCCGAAAGCCTAAAGGTGGCGGCATGATGTACCGCGTCGCTCGATACGACCGCGAAACTGGAGAGTATCTCGGCGTTTGTTGCGATAGCCGCAAGCGACCGTTCGACTATCCAAGCCTCGAAGCCGTTCTTGCCGCAGTACGCCGCTTTGAGAGTATCCCGTTCGCCTTCACCACCTACAAGCCCGAAGTGGTGAAGCTCCACTAGCCTAATCGAGTTGGCCCTCACTCTTGAACGCTGTCAGTGTCCCGCGACTCCTCCCCAAGGCGCGGATGACAGCGTTCTACATTTCCCGCGCCAGGTGCACTAGAACAAAGGAGAACATGACCATGACCATAGCCACGCCAATTTGCCGCGATTGCTCACAGTTTGAGTATGACCCTTCAGAAAGCCCGGTTCCGTTTTGCAGGCGGCTGAAGACGAACACGAGCCGCGACGGCTACTGTGAACATTTCGACCGTCCCGGCATAGCGTTGACGCCCGATCAGGAGCGCGCGCTTGTACGCCTCTATAATCGCGAACTTGCATCGGCTGAAGATTGCGAGCGCGGGCCGCAATGGTCCAGCCTGGAAGCTTGCCGCGCCAGCGTACAGCCCGGACCCGGTTGCGTCATGATCCAGCGCGGGCGCATTTGGCTCGGGATTGAACCGGACGGCTACACACACTCATAGGGAGGCGCGGCAATGACCACAGAACCAGAAGACTATGCGCTGCAAATCGCCCGCAAGCTCATCGCGGACGCGATTGCACAAGGGTTTAGCATCAGCGTCGAGGACGACGAGCCCGGCGAAGGTGACATTGTAATAGTCAAGTCGCGCGATGCGAAGGCAATCGAGGCAGTGTTGCGCACCACAAGCGCCGACACGTTCCGCTTTTACAACGCATCAGGACGCGGCTACGGCTGGGTTCTGATCATCTGGCGCAACGGTTACGACAACCCGAGCAACTCAGTCGCCAATGCCACAATAGACGCAATCTGCCTTGGCGCGGAGGCGTTGGCGAATGAACTATCAGACGCCGATCCTGAAACTATAGGCCGCGCCGACATGATGCGGCGGTAATCGAGGGGAGAACTGTAGCATGATCTTGGCGCAGGTATTCAAAACGAGCGAGGGTGCGCGGAAACGCGCTGCTTTCGAGAACGCACACAGGACGCCGGGCAACCGCAACATGCGCTACGGCGTAGTGCGCTTCTTTCGCAACCAATTAGATCGGGAAGCACTGCAAGAGTCGCGCTATCCCGATTACACTTGGCGCATTGAGAAGAAACGCCGCGACGCGGACGACTAGCGGCACACACAGGCGCTTTCGGGCGCCTTTTTCTTTGGGCAAGGGGAGATTGCAGCATGGCTACGCAGGGGCTTTACGAGGCATACAAGGCAGAACGCGCGCGTGGTGCAAGACCCTACTACGCGATGGCTTACGCGAAGGTCAACATTGAACGCGGGCGCAAATGTCCGCCCCCTCGCAAGCCTTCGCCGCTAGGGCATGGCGATGTGCTGCGCTGGCGTGACAAGTGGGGCGAAAAGCGCACGGCTGTCATTGCCATCGTGCAAGACGATAACAATGAAGCGCCGTGGGAGAACGAGGACGGCCACAGGCCAGTATCGGAGTGGACGCGACGCGACAAAAGGCCGGGAGAACTCGTGCTGTGTGAAGATCGCAGCAGCAAGCGGTATTACGACTTCGAAGGCGCTTGCAAGATCGCATTGCGCGATGGCTGGAACGCTGAACCTTATGACGTTCCAGGCGAGACACGACGCCAGCGTGCAGCGCGGGCTGTATGGGCTGATTATCATCGTCTCCGCAAGTGGTGCGATGGGCAGTGGTATTATGTCGGGATATGCCTCTTTGAACTGCCTCGCGATGGTGAGCCGCGCGACCGGCGGCACGTCGCGGACGCCGCTCCATTTGGCATACTGCGGCATGCTGCACTGTGGGGGATTGAGAGCGATTGCGAAGGCTATCACGAAACTGTCGCGCGCGAATTGATGAGCGAATTGTGAGGCGCGTTTGCGCCTCTTTTTACATTCAGGGGAGACTTCGGCATGCCTTACACACCGCTGGAATATGCGATCGGGCTGGACGCGGACGGCAAGATTTCCGCGACAATCGAGGGGAAGCAAGTCACTGAAGGCGAACTCACAGAGCTTCAGTACGCCATGAAAGCGGCCTACTCGAAGCAGTGCAAGCTCAAGGAAGAGCAGGAGCGCGGGGTTCGCCACGCGCAAGTGGTCGCCGCGCAACGCGTTGAGGTTATCGCGGGCGTGCGAGTGCGCATCCAGGCGCATATAGATCATGGTCGCGATATCCAGGCATGGCTGGATGAGCATGGCGATAGCTCAATCGGCGCCCCCTGGATGGTACAAATCGACGGGTTCGAGAAGAAGCTACCCTGGACGCTCGAAGTGCGCATCAGCCAAACGCCGCTACGCTGGAAAATACTCTGCTACGCGGACGGCAGTTACAGGCGGTACAAGTCGATTGCGGGCGCGGTGAAGGCCGCGCTGTTGATGCAGAAGCTCGGCGAGGGGATAAACGCATGACCTTTGATGAAGACGAAGCGACCATTGCCCAGCATTGGGCGACCGCCATTGAATACGGTGATATTTCAGGCTTGAGCAATCGCGAGGAAAGACAGCTTTCCAAGTGGCTGAAACAATGGCCTAGCGCGTCGTTCGAATATGGCGAAGAAGTCAATTTCGAGCGTTGCGAGATCAGCGGGCTAATGGCTGATTGCATCGAGGTTAAAATCTTCATGCCGGTTAAGGCGCGCGAATGAGCGTCAACGAGCCGCGCTTTCCGATCGGGACGCAATTCAAGACGCGGGGCAAAGCTCCGCGTCTCTGCACTGTCACTGACATTTGGCGGACCTACAACGCGGCGGGCGAACTGATGCGCGTGCGCTATGTCGCGACACATGAATTTCTAGGGCAAACGATCACCGATTGCGACGTTTGCGACACAACAATCGCTATGGGTTTAATCGAGGAGACACACTGATGAGCATGTCAGAATTCGCAATGGATATGAACTTCTCCGACCTAATCCATAACGAGTGGAAGGCCTACATCGGCAAGGCGAAAACCACGGAAGCCTTGAGCGAGGTAGTGGCCAACATCACCGATATTCTCGGCAAAAGCGTCCACGCGCCCGACGCTTGGCGCGCCGCGTCCGCTGAGTATCTCCAAGACGCCAACAGCAAAAGCAATCGGCAATTCGGCGAGCTACTCGGCGTCGCGGCGGATCGGTGGGAAACACTCGGCGGCCCGGTTCAATGGGAAGTTCTGGTCGGCAATATCGGCCGCACCTATGACGGCACGGACGAGGCAGAGGCGCGCGCGACGTTTGCGAAGTATGTCACACAGTCGAGCGCGGGCTATGGTCGAGCGGGCGGCGAGGGCGTTACGCTCATGAAGGCGGGCGAGATCGTGGCTGAGCACTTCGGTGAGGAGGGTGAAGAGGATTAATGTACAAGCTCTTAGTGGCTGGAGTTGGGGAATGCTACCACGGCACCAGCAAGGCGGAGGCGGAGGGACTTTATGCGCTGCACGTCTCCAGATCACAATCAGGCAAGGGGCAGGCGGGCGGGCGTGATATCACCCTGCTCCTTGATGGCGCGATCATCAAGCAACACAAGGCAGGAGAGGCTAAATGAAAACCTTCACTTCTTCAATCAACATGAGCACCGCAGCTTTCCAGGGCGAACAGGCGCAAATCGAGCTTGCACGCATCCTGATCGAGTTAGCCGGAAAAATCTTGCGAGGCGAGATGCGGGTTTGCACCTCGCGCAAGCTGTACGACATGAACGGGATACAGGTCGGCGCGGCAAGCATCGAAACAGAGCAATGACCAAAACCACGATAACGGACGTTCGCAGCCGCTACGGCGCGCCACACGGGCGCGTCTCTCGTGGCGAGTTTGCGGAGGGGATGCGGCTGTACGTGCGCCGCGTGCCACTCAGAAGGGGCGGCTATGATGCGGGCGGCGCTTATTGGGGGCTTGGTTTGCCCCTTTGGGAATGCTTCGACAGCTCTGGCACGTTCGCATGTTATCTACGGTGCGTGGATCGAGCTAGCGCCAAGGCGGAGCTTCTCGCCGCCTACCCCGGCGCGAAATTTGGAAAATAGGAGGTCACGGTGGCCGAAGAGAAGGAAGTCATGAAATTCGTCGGGGGGAAAGTTCCCCCTTCCATGAAGCGCAGGCTCACCGCGTGGCGGAGGTCTCGCGACATAAAGTGCAACGAAAGCGAGGCGCTCCGCTACGCCCTGGAGCTTTTCTTGGTGGATGTGCCAGATCCCGGAGAGGGCAGCGACGCGGACGCCGACGAAGACTAACCCCAACGCATTCAGGAAGGCCGACAATCATGGGTACTCAAATCAAACGGTTCAACGGAACAGACGCTTTTCCAGAGGGCGACGGCAGCCGATACGCCTTCGACTTCAAACTGTGTTCATCCATAAACGGCTGGGCGCAAATCGATACGAGCCAGGATGCTTCCTACTATGGCAACTGGGCCAACCCGACAACGCGGACGCTCACAAGCTACTGCGAGGGCGATGTTACCGTCACGATTTGCGACACCGACGCCGAATTTGTGCAGGCCGTCACCGAACTGGTGACTTGGCACAAGGAGCACGGCTACTGGCGTGGCATCGACGGCATGTGCAAGCCGGAAATTATCGGCGCGTTTGAACGGCTGGGGCTTGGGGAATTTCTGCACTAGGGGAGCGCGGCACATGGCCTACAAACGCAAGACGGTCGATGAATACGACATACACGCGAGCTATGACGGCGGCGTGACCTGGGACATTGTGAATTGTGAGCCTACTTGGAGGCTCTGCCGCCAAAGCTTGAGGGAATATCGGGCGAACGAGCCGCACGGCCAGTTCAAATACGAGAAACATCGCGTCAAGAAGGAGCCAACAGAATGACGCCGGAAGACCTCGACTTGTTCGCCCGCAACCTGAGCGACTTGTACGACCAGCACTGCAACTGGGCGAAAAACAGCGCGCCGCTGAATACATGGAATGCTCACGTGCGCTACGTCCTGTTGCCGCGTTATCGGCAAGAATTTAACGAGCCATGCGAAGGCATGAGCCTCGATGATCTGGAGCTAGTGGCGCAAGCGCTTATGCGTCACTACGCCAAACACGTCGCCGAAGTCGAAACGCAACACAAGGGGATGAAGCCATGACAGAAGCCTGCACCGTAAATTGGACCAGTACGACGCATGACCGCTACTGGGAGTTTTTGGGCGCGGTCCCACCTGCGCACCAGGGCAACGGCGGCTTCCTTGTAGGGGAGCCGCACGACTTTCGCATGTGTGAAATACAGGGGCGCATGCGGGCGACCTATCGCGCTTTTCTCGAACAGGGTGATGGGCGATATTGGGAAGCTGGCCGCCCCTTGACCAGGGCCGAGTTTCTCAATTCGAACCGGCCACCGATGACAACGCTCGCCGACATGACAAAGGCGGAGCTTAACCGGCTGTACTGGCTGGCCAGAGCGAGCAAGACAGCCTTCGATCTTGACTGGCGACCCATGCATAACAGGCTATGCGAACTAGGCGTGACGGAGCTTGAGGCGGATGGCCGCTACTGCCCAACGCATCACGGTCTGAAGCTTCTGGCGGAACACATGCTGAAGGCGTAACGCCCTACCCTGCCCTACACCAACGCGGCGCTTTCGGGCGCCGTTTTCATTTTCAAATCACAGGAGGCCACCATGGCAGATTATTACACGCAATTTTCCGCAACACTCAATCTAGGCAGCAAGGCAAACGTCGCCAAGGCGCTCGAATTATTCGAAGAATTCGCGGAGCGGTGCGAAGCCAACGAAGAAGGCGGTGGGCCGGTAGGCTTTGAATGCGAAGCAACCGACTGGGAACCGCACGCGCTTTGGATACACGCTGACGCAGACGGTAACACAAACGATGTCTGCGAATTCGTGGCACAAATCGGCAAGGCTCTGGGGCTTAAGGGTTTGTGGGGGTTTAGCTGGGCCAACACATGCAACCGTCCGCGTGTTGATAGCTTTGGCGGCGGCGCGGCAATGGTGAACCTGGAAACAGGAGCCAGCACCTACATCAACACCAATGAATGGCTAGGGCAGGGCTGGCCAAAAGCGTAACACCTACCCTGGCGGCGCTTTCGAGCGCCGTTTTCATTTTGATCGAGAGGAAGACATTATGGACAAGCAAACCTACTACGCCACACGCTTCATAAACCGGCGCATCGCGCAATATTGCGAATTCGAGGCGACCGACAACGACACGGCCCTCAAGCAATTGCTGGAAGATGAGGCGCGCGGGGAGATCGACTGGGAGGACGGCGAAGACAGCGACATCACACCCTTCACGAGCGACATAATCTTGGCCCTCGATGTCGAGTACGGGGCGGCAGCTCGCCAAGAGGTGAAATGGGGCATACGCCTGCCTGCCGACATGCCCTACACTGACGATGCACGAACGCTGGTGCAGAAGGTGGCAGCGCTTGACCGCGATGCACGCCGGGACGTGATCGAAGAGTTCGACAAACTCATCCTGGAATGCCGCAAGCTCTGCGGGCAAGAGGAGAACAAGGCATGACCATATTCATCGAGATCGACACCGAAACGACGCCGCTATCGCTCAACGTCGCTGATATCCACCGCATCACGCCAATGGCACCGCGCGCGGACGGCATGGAGCGCTGCCACATCGCTTGCAGCGACAGCGGCCACACGGCAATCGGCAAGTCTTACGCGGCCATCATGGCGCTGCTAATGGCGGCGGGCGCAACCACGATCATGAAATGGGACGGGGTTGGCGAACCGGAACTTGCCGACCCCGGAACGGGGCTTACGCACCACGACAAAGCATTGCTTGCGAACCTTGCCTTGGACGCGCTGCCGCAAAGGGGTGAAGCATGGGGAGCGGCCCGGCAGATCGAAGCGCAAAACGCATTCTTCGGCATGGTGCGGCGGTGCATGTCGGATGACGATTGGGAGAGCCTACAATCGCACACGCGGCAGGAACCGCCGCAATTCAAGATTATCAGAGCGCTTAGCATGCTTGAGGTGGAGCAATGCTGATCGACTTCGGCGTGCCGTGTGAGCCTGACGTTCACGCCATGCCGCCACATGTGCAGGAGGCCGGGCGGATTATCCGGCGGGAAATCATGCGGCTGTACGCGGCCATGCGTGAATGTGAGCGTAATGCAAACGCCTATCGCCGGTCGAGCAACCACGCCTTTCGCGCGGCTGGAGATCGGCGGGCGGCCCAAGCAGATGAGGCGCGCGGGAAGTACCGTGCGCTTTTTGAGGCCTACCACGCATGGAGCGGCACTGCTATAAGCGCAACACCCTTTCACGCGGACCCCGCCCTTTTGGCGGAGGTTTGCGCCAAGGAAACAGCCTAATTACCCCGTTGTCCGGTTTTTTCTGCATTCCGCGAATGACCGGACAACTACAACCAGAGGAGAAGAGCATGCGACTAGGTGGAGACGAAGACGGCGAGCCAGCCGAAGAACCGCAGGAGTCCACAGCTTCGACTGAATGTCCGGTGCATGAGCAACCGACAGAATCAACCGAGGCAGGCGGTTCCGACCCGGAGCCGATAATATGAGCGGCGGCGATCTAGGCGGCACAGATGCAGGCGGGACAGAAACCCCTTGCGGAGATGACACAATCTGCGAGGACTGCGATACGGGTTGTGACACAGTGGACACAAGCACGGATACAGGAGGAAGCGCGGATGCCTTCACAGGAGACTGACAACGAAACGCCGTGTGGCGACCACATCTGCGAGGAGTGCCCGCTGTTTGAAAGCGGCGGGTGTGATCTTGTGATAGGGGATGCCGAGAACCACCCTATCCGGCGACAGTAGGCGACAGCGAGCCGGGGCGGATTGCTCCGGCTTTTTTTGACACACCAAAGGGGCTAATAATGGGGGTTCATCGTGGGCTGGTTCACGAAGGACTTTAATTCAGCAAAATAGGAAGCCAATGACCACCATCATTAAAGCCAATCCCGGCTATTATCTTGCCACATACACCAAGGCCGAGCTTACAGGCGACAAGCACTGCTTTGAACTTGAGCCCATCATTGCATGGGAGCTGTTTAGCATCGGCAAAGAGGGTGCTACGGACAGCGTCATCGACGCGCGCCCCGTTACGGTTCAAGGCACAATACACGCGCACTTGTCCCACATGAACAACCCGAAGGTTGTCCTTGCGCCAGATGGCCGATTTTACACGTTGGGTGGTGAGGATAGCCCGACAAGCTTCAACACCGAAGAGGAGGCATTGGCGGAATGTTTGAGGGTCACGAAAGGCGAAATTCTCGCCATCTCGTGACGGCCTCCACGGCGGCAGGCAGTGCAGAAGTGCAGCAGTGCACTAAATTCCTTAGAGTACCTAAATGCTATGTGTATGGTTAACGTATCCTCTCTTTCCTCCTTCCCCTCTCCTATTCCCTCTATTTATTATATTTAGTGCACTATATGCACTGTATGTACTGTAAGGCGGAATAGACGTTCAACATCAACAGCTTACCGCTATGGAGGCCGAGTGCGCTACCCAGTGCATTCGGTCGGTTTAAGTGCAGCCGTAATGCACTGAGAACGCACCCAATAGTTTTTCCCGTTCGACCGCATTCCTTTTTTCCATCCAGCATGCTTAAGAATTCGTCGAATTCGCCTTTGCATGCCAGGGTCAAGCCGCTCCGTCTTCAATTCTAGTGCACTGCGGGCGACCTCCACGATGGTCGTTCGATGGTCCTCAAAAAGGTGTGTGCCGGGCCTGAATTGCTTGTCCAGCCACTCCTGCACGACCTCCTGAAGTTCGTCTATCACCTCCCTGGATGCATGTTGATTGGCGAGCGCGCCGCGCAATTCATCGCTCAGGAAGATCGGCTCGCCCTTCGCCTCCATGACGCATGCCTCGGCCCATAGCTGGTCGCGATCGCGTTCGATGCCAGCCACATTGATCCTGCCGCATGTGACGGGCAGGAAGCGGCGGTTGCCGGTTTCGTCCAGCAGGTAGGTGTCCTCATTCGTGGTGCCGATGCAAATCCATTCCCTTGGCCGATCGCGCTTCATGCGGTCGTAGGCCATGCGGGCTTCGTCGGTTTGCCGGGACAGCAGCGCCTTGACGTGTTCCACCTCGGACTTGCGCATCCCGGCGAGCTCGCCAATCTCCACGATCCACTTTCCCGCCGTGAGTTCCATCACTTCACGCGGTTCCAGGCCGAGCGAAATGCTATCGGTGAACCAATGCGGATTTGGACAAAGCGCCTTGACCGCCCTGCTTTTCCCCACACCTTGCGGTCCTTCCAAGACAACCAAGTGCTCATATTTGACGCCCGGCTGGCGTACACGCCGCACCGCAGCGACCAGCAGGATTTTTCCGATCGCTCTTGTCAGCCCGGCGCTGTCATCCTCAACGCCGAAATACGTCGCCAACCAGCGATCCACGCGCGCCACGCCATCCCATGTCACGCTTTCCAGATATTGCCGCACCGGATGAAAGCGCCGCATGCGGCCTTGTGACAGGATGATGCGGTCCAGCTCTTCCTTTCCGAGACGCAAATAGAATTGGCGTTGCAGGCACAGCCAAAGCTCGTCCAGCGCGTCATCGTTCACGATCGGCCCGTACCCCTTCAGCCCCTCGATCATGTACTTGGCCGAGAACTCGTCATAGCTGAGCTTCACACCCATGCGGGCCAACGCGGCGCACACATTGTGCTCGTTGCGCCGGATGTTGCCTTTTGGGTCGAATTCGAATTCCTGCTCAACCTCGTTCGCGACATCCACATCCACCGTGAAGGCGGGCTTTGCCGCTTCCGGCTCGACGGGCGGCACCCAATCGACCGCATCATTCAGCATCACGCGCAGCATCTCTTCCGTGTAGCTGAACGCGTCCGTGAGCGGCGGCAGCTCGTCCGCCAGATCCCAGCCCTTCGGCCAATCCGGCGGAACCTGCACGATGCGCGCCTCGATCGCCCCAGCGGCCATCACGAGCGCGCAAATAGCCTCGGCGTACTTCCGCCCCGGTTCATCGTTATCAGGCCACACGACCACTCTACGGCCCGCAAACGCCGCGTAATCGGTATGGTGGGCTTGCTTGCATCCGCCGCTTGTCGTGGTGACCACATAATCGGCAAATCGGTCAGCCGCGCCGTCTACGGCCTTCTCGCCCTCAACGACCAAAATTGGCGCATCCGGGTCGAGCCACAACTCGGCGAGGCGATACAGCGGGCGAGGCTGCGGCGCGGCCGAGTTGACCCAGCGCTTGCCGTTATAGTGCCAGGGCAGGACCGCCTTGCCCTGCTCCGTGTCGTAGCGCACTCGCGCTTCGTACACCCTGGCTCCGACCATGTAGCAATCGATGCGTGTGGGCTTTCCGAACTTCGCGTGTGTGACCTGCGTAGCTGTCGGCTGCCGATCGGCGAGTACATGCTGCGCGGCTGCCGCCTCTTGTGGTTCCGGCTCTGCCTTCGCCCCGGGGCCACCGCTCACCCCCGGCTCTTCTATAAATGGCGACGCGCCCGCGCCTGCCGTAAAATACACCAGCTCGGCGACCTCTTCATTCTCAACTGCGAGCACCTTTCGCACCCAGGCCAGTGCGCCTTTCCAGTCGGCCGCCTGCCCCATCGCGATAGCCGCGTCGAATACACTGCCGACTCCGCATGTGCATTTCCAGCGAACGTCTTTTGCATCCCATCGCCAGCTTGGATGTTTGTCATCGTGGCCGGGGAACGGGCAGTGGATGTGTTTGCCATTGCAGGCTTTGCGCCACTCGATCTTTAGCGCGTCTAGCACTTCCGTCTCCCGCCCGGCGATTTCACCGTGCGCGTCTCTCATACTGTAAACCCTCTACGCATTACTGAAAAAAATAGCCGGGAATGTGCCCGGCCTGTCTTTAATACTTATTCCCCCTTGGATAGTCTTGCGATATGCTTGCACCCTACATGCGGACACGTAGGGTGCAAGTCGGGTTAAAACGGGAGTTCGTCTTTCAGGTCAGGCGTCAAGCCGGACTGTGCGCCCTGCTCTGCCTGTAGAGCTGCACGCGCGTCCGCCATCGTATTCGCCTTCTTGACGGCATCCGGCGCTGCTACCCGCGAGTCCGTAAGCTGCTGATATTCCGGCGACTCCATAATCCGCTGACGCAGCTTGTCGCCGCAGTATTCTTCGAGCTTTTGCGGTAGGAACCACTTCGACGGCCCGCCGTTGTCATCGATCATGATGAATATCTCGTGCGGGATGGTCGGCTGCGGGAACGCAAAGCCCTTCATGGCCGGGGCGATCGAGCTGATGTTCGCGCCCGTGCTGCCGTCATCCTTCGTGAATTCCTGGACGTTTAGCATGCACTTAGCGCCGACTATCTTCTCGATATCGAAGGTTTCCATCTGCCCGGCGGCGAACTTCGCCCCGCGCCAGCTTTCGAGATCGATGCGCATACGCGCCTTCTCATGCCCGCTCGTAAACCAGCGCTTGCCGATCGTGAAGGGCTTGCCGTCCTTCTGCTTCTCGTCGCCGAGGATTTCCCACGCGACTGTCCAGTAGCGGCCGACCTTCGGCTTTCCCTCATAGGGGTAGTCCTGGGTGCCCTGGTCGATCAGTCTGTAGCAGACCGCCGGGTGTAGGCCTGCAGGTGGGTTTTCAAAATTCGATGTCGGTTCTTTCAAGTAAATAGCCATGACGGCATAGTCCTTTACGCATTACACAAGGTCGTGGGGTGGTGGTGGTGCTTCAATCTGCTTGGACGCTTTCCGAAACGTCGGGCGCGGGGCAATCTCGACCACAGGCTTCCTGATCGAATAACTACGTCGGATGTCTATGCCATTGTCCGCATCGTCCAAGGTCTTCAATACGGCGAGCAAACCGCGCTTCTGCTCTTCTAGGTCCTCCATAGTTGCTTGACCTCGCGCGATCTTCACCGCGTAGGTCTGATTGACATCCTCAACCTGCTGCAGAAGGAACACCTTCTGATCAGCAAGGCTGAGAACTGGAATTTCGGGGATGTCGGGCGCTTCCGGCGGCATCAGCGCCGAATCGAATTCGATGTTAGACATCGCGCGCAAGCTCCGACCGGGCAATCTTGCGCAATAAGATAACCGTAGACAGGCAGACGCCGAGTGTCCGCGCAGTTTCACTACGGGTGGCGCCAAGGGCGAGGTCGCGCCTCACTATTGTAATACGGCTCGCCAGTTGTTTCTCCACAAAAGCGCGCTGGCACGCGCGATTGTGAAACTTTTTCTTTTCCGGGTCAGTGATGAATTCGCTACACCCTAAACACCGCTCAAACGCGCCTGCACGAATTAGTGCGGCGATGCGTTTCGCCTTCTCGTCGTCCATTGAAAGCTGCTTGTGCTCGTCGCAGCAGAAAACTTCCCGCCACCCTTTTATCTGTCCCTGGCACCACGCGCACAATCGCGGCCTCTTCCGGTTTGGCGTGATGCCGCGTTTGCCCAGATGTTTATAAAGAGAGCCCAGAGTGATTTGCTTAATCTGAGCTATAGGCGTGCCGCGCTGCCACGCCTCAATGGCAGCGTTGACGTCCTCCTCGTTCAGTTTTTCGGACGGCTTTCTCATGAGCAGGCTGAATGATTGCAGTCGCGGCAGACGATGCAGCCTTCCTGCTTTTTCACATTGGCCGAAAAGCATCTCTTGCAGAGGACCTGTGGCCGCGGGGCAAAGGTTGGCCCTGCCGCTGCCTGCTCAACTGGCGCGGCGTCCGTAGCGGCCCAGCCCGACATCGGGCTGACTGGCGCGCTGTTGTCTTGTTCCAGCGCAAGAAGGTGCTGCTCGATGACGCCGCCGATCGCCGCGATGAGACTCGGCACGTACTTGCCGTTCACATACGCGCCGCCCTGCGGGTCAAAGACTGCCTTCAGTTCCTCCACCACGAACGAGACATCACCGCCACGGCGGAAGATGCCGCTTACCATGCGCGTGACGGCCACGGTCCACGGGTAGCTGTCGAGATGCTTCGAGTTGATGAAAATCTCGAATGGTCGCCGCCTGGAGACGAGCCCATAGGGCGCCAAGTCGGACGGCCCGGCGGCCTCGATAACCCACACATCGTTGATCGTGATGTAAATCGCGTGATCGATCAGCGGCCATTTCAGCTTGTAAGTCTTGCCGTCGAGTACCTGTTCGCGCGGCGCGAGCTGGGGAACGACCTCGACCTGCCATTCACCCTCCCCTGCCTTCTTCAGCTTGTCCATCACCAACTTGCGGGCGGCTTCCAAGATCGCCTCGGCGGTCGGCAATTCCTCGGCGTTTGCAGGGCTCTTCCCTGTTACATTTTGTCGTGTATCGGCGGGCTTCTCCTGACCTTTCGTATCATCGCTGGCGGTTAGGATGCTGCCGGTGACTTCGTTCGGGCGAAACGCGGTGCAGCCCTTCAATCCCAGTTCGTAAGCCTGCGTATAGATGTCCTGGAACGTTTCGAACGGCATATTCGCATCGCAGTTGATCGTCTTGCTGATGGACGAATCAATGTGCGGCTGCAACGCGGCCTGCATCAGAAGATGCTGCTCCGGCGAAAGCTCGCTTGCGGTGACAAAAAACCCCGGCAAGTCGGGCCGTTTCGCGTTTTTCTCGTCCGCTGCCAGCCACTGCGCATAAGCGTAATCGCGCACCTCTGTGGTCGTCCGTGACCCGTCCGCCTGCAGCACGGTGCGCTTGAACGTGAGATCAAAGACCGGCTCGATACCGCTGGAGATATTCCCAGCAACCAAAGAAATCGTGCCGGTGGGCGCGATCGACGTGAGAAGCGCGTTGCGAATGCCGGTTTTCGGGATGGCGTAGCGGCTCGCCACAGATCCCGGGCGGCCATATGTCGCCCAATCGAACAGCGGGAATGCGCCCTTTTCGACCGCCAGCGCGATCGACGCCTTGTAGGCGTTATCGGTAATCAGCTCCATCCAGCGTGCGGCCTGGGTGCGCGCCTCTTCAGTGCCGTAATGCAGCCCGCACATCGCCAGCGCGTTAGCAAGGCCAGTCACTCCCAGGCCGATGCGGCGCTTATTCCGCGCCTCGCTGGCCTGCGCAAACAACGGGTATTTGCTGACATCGATAACGTTGTCGAGCATGCGGACAGCAACCTCGACCAGCTCGACAAGTTCGTTGTGGTCGATCCCGGCCGTCTTGGTGAAGGCCCGGCGCACGAGAGCTGCCAGATTTATCGAGCCCAGGCAACACGCGCCGTAGGGCGGTAGCCCTTGCTCGCCACATGGATTAGTTGAGCGGATGGTTTCGATAGCCCCGATATTGTTCACGGCGTTGTAGCGGTCGATAAAAATCACGCCCGGTTCCGCCATCGCGTAGGCGTTCCGCATGATCTTGGCCCACAGGTCCCGCGCTGGCAGCGTCTTATAGACGGTTTCGTCGAAATGGAGCGCCCACTCCTTGTCCTCCTTCACCGCCTGCATGAAGGCATCCGTGGCCAGCACCGACAGGTTGAAGTTGCGCAGCCGCGCTGGGTCGTTCTTCGCTTCGATGAAAGCTTCAATGTCGGGGTGGTCGCAGCGCATGGTGCCCATCATCGCGCCGCGCCGGTTGCCGGCCGACATGATGGTCTTGCACATGGCGTCCCAGACATCCATGAAGCTGACGGGACCGGATGCGTCCGCGCCCACGCCCTTTACAGGAGCGCCCTTTGGCCGAAGCGTCGAGAAATCGTGACCGATGCCCCCGCCACGCTGTAAGGTTGTGGCTGATTCTGCCAGCCCCTGGAAAATGCCGCCCATCGAATCTTCGATGTCGCCCATAACAAAGCAATTGAGCAGGGTGACGGCGCGCCCGGTGCCTGCGCCGGACAGAGTGCGCCCGGCCGTAATGAAGCGGAAATCTTCCAGGGCAGCGTAAAAACGCTCTTCCCACACCTTTCTCACTTCGGGCTTTTCGGCCTCGGCCAGCGCTTTTGCAACCCGCGCCCACGTGTCGGTAATACGCAAATCGGATGCCGCCCGATATTTGTTAACCCAGATTGCGTGCTGGATTGGAATGGATAATCCCGAATTATCAATGCCTTGACCAAGTTCCAGCCTGTCTCTGTATTCTTTTTGCATGCTAAACCCTTCTTTGGTATCTTTTCGCCTTGCGTCGCCGCACCCAAAATATTGACTTTCCACCCTCGGCATAGGTATATCTACCTATATTGCTTCGTGCGGAATCTATCCCTATGCTGGGAATGAAACCGCCCGGCGTGCGTTGTTTCTGCGAGGGAAAAATTGAATTGCCTTTCGGAGGGCGGCGAGCTGGTTAATATTGCATTACAATCAGACCGGGTGTATAACTCTAACTGCAATACGGTACGCGATTTGCGTGATGAACGTCAACGCCAACCGCAGGGGCAAAGCGGGAAACGATGCTCATGACTAAGGAAAATGAAACGCGGATGCCGATGACGCCGAACGGGCGCCTCAGGTACGTTCGTTCATTGCTATTCGATACACCCACCGAGGCCGCCGACGAGTGGGGGATCGGAAGGTCGACATATTACGGCCTGGAAACGGAAGGGGAGCACTCCCGCACGATCTCGCCCAAACGTGCGAGACAATTGGCAGAGAAAACCGGCGTCGCGGCCCAGTGGATACTTTGGGGTGAGGGGGTGGGGCCACACGGCCCAGAAGAATGTGTTAACAAAAACACAATTCGACTCAGCTTATGGTTGGCGAGTGATCATTCGGCGCTTATAGAGATCGCGAATGGCAGCTATCCCCTATCGTCACAAATGATCACGATCGACAGCGACGAGCAACTCGGCCCGCGCCTTTTCCTTCTTTGCGTACCCGACCGTGCGATGGCCCGGCGCGAAAGCCCTTCATATGAAGAGGGGGCCAGGGTGTTCGTTGACCCGTCTAATGGGGACGATGTGCGCAACTACCAGCCCGAGGATGTCGTTGTCGCTATTATAATGCCTCGGCCTGATCCGAAGAAGTCAAAACGTGAGCTTTCGCCGCCCGTGACGGTAATCCGCGAGTTCTCCCGCGTGCGTAATGCGGATCGCGGCGTTTCGACGGTGTTGCGGGCGTTCAATACCAAGTACGAGGATATCGAGTTTGATCCCAGCTTCGGCGATCGCCTTATTGGCGTAGTTGTCGGGGCTTTATGGTTGCCTAAGCGCAACAGGTAATTCACAATTCGTTCATCTACAAAGCAACGCGATCCAGCCAGTACGCTGATTGCGTTGCTTTTTTGTTGCTCCCAGCACGCAGCGCGCATACTCTAAACGCAGCGAGCATACTGGGAGGGCAACATGGCGCGGTTTCACCTTGTGGCGGAAATCGAGCTGTCGTTCAGCGATACGGCGTTTTACGAGCTGGCCGCTGTCTCTGAAGAGCCCTTCCGGCTGGCGTCCTTCCCCCCGGCCTTCACCGGCATGATGAGGGCCAAGGCCCGTACTTACGGTTTCGATCTCCCCGATCATCTTCCAGTTGTCGCCGACATGCGAGACGGCATTTTTCGCGGTGTATTGTCGGTCGCGTATCCCGAGTGAGCGTATGGTCAATCCATTCACAGCCGAAAACATTATGGAGCAGCGTTCGCTTGCGTGGCATCAGGCGCGCTGCGGCTCGCTCGGCTCTTCCGATATCTACGCCGCCACGGCGCGCACGAAAACCGGCTGGAAGGCGACCCGGAAAGCCCTGGCGCTGCGGATGGTCGTTGAGCGGCTAACAAACGAGACGCAAGCCAATTACACCAGCAAACCGATGTTGCACGGCATCGAGGTCGAGCCGGCCGCCCGTGAGGCCTACGAAGCCCGCAAGGGTATCGAGGTCAAGCTCGTCGGTCTTGTGCCGCATCCGACCATCAAGAACGCCCACGCCTCACCTGATGGCCTTGTAGGCGATGATGGCCTCGTTGAGTTCAAAGGGCCGAACTCGACCACGCATGTCGAGTACATCAACGAGCATCTCATCAAACCGGCATATGTGCCGGAAATGTACATGACCCAGATTCAATGGCAGCTGGGCTGCACTGGGCGCGCATGGTGCGACTTTGTCAGCTATGACCCGCGCCTGCCGAAAAACCTGCAGCTGCTTATCGTGCGCGTCTTTCGCGATGAAAACCGGATCAAAAAGCTGGAGGCCCTCGCCCGCGAATTTCTCGCCGAGGTGGAGAAACGGCTTGCCGCACTTATGGCTTATGGGGCGGCGGCCAACGCCCAGCTTGCCGCCTCACCCACTGGAGCATGACAATGTCAGTAATGGACGAACCTATCGACCCCTGGCCCGCGCCCCCAAAGCTCAAGAGCAAGCTCGAATGGCCCCTGCGGCATTGCTGCGGCTGTGGCAAGGAGCTCGGCCGCTATCGCGATTACGACCCCAGCGACAATTGCGGCCAGACGGAATGCCAGCGCGAGGCGAATGCGATGGCGCGCGAAGAGCGGCGCGAAGCGCACGAGAAGCTGGACCGCGATATGGGTTGGAGTGAGTAATGGGTAAAATGCAGCGCGACAAGGGGGCTCGCTACGAGCTTTCCATCGTCCACAAATTGAACGACCTTACCGAGGGCGCGGCCGAGGCCGAAAAGATACCGTTGTCCGGCGCGTGTGGCGGGTCGTTCAAAGGGGATATCCGCGCGAAAGTGCAAGCGACGGCGAAGCTATTCGAGTGCAAAAAGCGCGCGATTGGCTTCAAGCAACTTTACGAATGGATAGAGCCCGTTTACGGCTTGTTTGTAGGGGCCGATCGAAAGCCCACACTCGTTGTCTTGCGTCTCGAAGACTTTGCGAAACTCATCTCTGTTGGGAGCACAGCATGATCAGCCGCATTTTAGAATACGTCCGGGTCTGGGTTCTGGGTGACGTGAGGGAATACACGGACAAGCGCGAACACGATTCTTACTGACAAAATCAACGCCCGGCAAACCGGGATTCACCGTCGCCGTGGGGGGCCGACAATGACAACGATAACGAACCAGGGCGCGCTGATTGCAAAAGTCAATCTGTCCCATGAGCGGACAGGCAAAGAGCGCGTCACCGACCTTTCGCGAAGCTTTTGCGATATCCGCCACATCGTCCCGGTGGACGAGCTCGCCGACGCCCTCACCGACGCCCTCACCTTCGTTTATGTGGAGACGGCGCGCGCCCCCAATAAGGCAGCTTTTCTCAGCGGTTGCGCAAAGGCCTACGATGCCCACCTGGAGATGTTGGCTAAAAGTACGACGGTGCGGCAGTGAACGACACGCCCGCCGACAGCGGCCCGGGAAAGATCGGGGACGCCGAGTTTGACGCGATGGTCGTCAAGACCTTGGGGATTGCAAATGTCCTCCTGGCATTCGTGCAGGAAATTAAGGACCCGGCCGTCGTTCAGCTGGCCCTCTACACTGCCGCCGTGCGCTACAGTCAGGTAACCGACGCTGAGCCGTGTCTGGAACATTGCCAGGAAGGTGTCACAGCGGCCTGGAAAGGTCTGGTTGCGATGGAGCAAGGGCGCGCAGCCCGGCGGACGAAGAACTAACCCCCCCCCTCCCCTGCCCTGAAGCCTTGACTTCTTTCACTAGGCGGAGGACTGTGCACACTGATCCAGGGAGCGGCCTTCCTGATCGAAAAAGACCCGCAGCGGCTTGCGGGTCTTTTTTTTTGTGCCCGCGGCCTGAAACGAAAAATGGACCGGCTGCAATTACCA